GGGTTTTGGTTTTTTTTTTTTTTTTTTTTTTTATATTATAAAGAGATGGTTATTCTGAAAATTTCGCCTTTATCTCCGCCATAAAACACACTGCCAAGGGGGGACGGTACGGGATACTCTCTCCCCCTTTTTTAACTCGTTTATATTCAAAGCTTTACCCTGTGGAAATAACGGGAGAGACTTGACAGTGCTTTCAGCACTGAGTATGATTATCGACAGGAGATAATCTACGATATGTCACATATTCCTCCCGCTGCACAAATAGGAAAAGAACCTTGTGATTGTGGACGGATTAAAGATAAACTGCATTGTCCTTATTGTGGATCTTATGATGTTAGATCACGTAAAGGTAATGCAACACGACCGCACCCACAATCTCACGAATTAACAGAATATCCGCTGTTTAAGTGTCGGCATTGCGGTAGAATGTTCGATCAGTTTCAACATATGTTTGAATGTACTGCACCCGTTCAAATAACTAAAGCTGATCGTAATAAACAACATGCTGATGATGTATTAGCACATTTACATGCTAATGATTTAGGTGCAATTGACAATAGAGATTTTAAGCAAACAGTGGGTATTCCTGTTGAAGAATTTAAGTATCTAACCAGACGCGCATTACAAGCCGCGAAAAGGATACAACCAAATGAGCAAAGACAAGAATCCGCCAGTATTCAAAATAATTCTGAAGGACAAAGCGGGATGCCCGATCAAAATCAGTCCGAAGAAAAGAAAACTAAAGGAAGCGGACCTGAAGTCAGAATTACAGAAGATGGCAGAAAGATTTGGAAAATCCCAGGATTAGAATAAGGAGATTAGCATGTTTGAAACTGAATGGGTTCCTCTCTTGTGCCTGATTCTATTCTGGTATGCATTAGGCTATCTTATAACAAGGAGCGTTAGAATGTATGAACACTTCGTACAGAAAAAACATGAGCGGAAGATTGGAGTTGACAATCGAAACATTAACTAATCGCAAAAGCGATTTTAACCAGCTCAGAATACGAGCTGAGATAGATCGTCTCCGACGAACTAGCGTTACGCATCCAGATGAAAATATCCGTGATGCCGCTAGGCAACGGGCTGAATTTTTGGAGAAAGAGTTAGAATCATGAGCCTATTAGATGATGTTAAAGCAGCTATTAAAACGCGGAATGAAGCTGATAAGATAATAGCTGAAATTTCTGCTAACCAAAAAGCAGTCAGATTTATCCTTTTGAACCCCGAAGCCACCCGTGAAGATATCGCTCAACATTTACTCATGCTTAATGATGAGCTAATTGAAAAAGTATCAAAGATGTTAGATAATACATCTGAAAGCCTGAAGCCCGAAGCCTCTAACGAGAGCTAAAATATGCCAAATCAAATGGAAAATTCGGCACCGCATAAATGCTTACAGTGTAATAGTAAGCTAGCGAAGCCTTGTTATGAAGCGGTATATCTGCCTTCGTATCGTAATTATTTTCCATTGGTATATGAGATGAGATGGGCGTGTCCATGTACAGAATGTAAAACTGTATATGTGTGGACGTTTCCTAATGTGTGGCAAGAGCGTCATCCATTAGAGATATTTGATTCTAAACTTGTACTACCACAACATTTCGATTTCTATGGACGGAAATTAAAACATGCCAAAATCTGATTACGTTATTGTTAAAGCAGATAACACGATATGTCCGCTTTGCGAAAAAAAGGTTTTGCTTTTACAAGACGAACGGATTCGTAAGCGTATGCCTATGTTTTGGATTTGCTTTAATTGTGAATTCGTTGCACAAGTTGGTAAAGGAATAGTACATAGAATAGGACAACGAGAAGATAAAGAGGTTAAATGATGAAAGCTAACTTCGATTTCGTTAAACGTTCAATTGATGAGTTAGAAGAAGACGGCGATAAATCGTTATTCTTCTATAATAATCCACGCTCGCGTGCAAAGCTCATCCAAGATATGTTAGCTTTCAGCGTAGCTCATATTGACCACATTCATGAGCCGCTAGATAATAGCAAACGTGTGCATGAAATAATTCGTTGGCTGGATAATAATTATCAAGGTTTTGAATGGCCACTTCACGAAGTTCACTTCCATCCTAATTTTTTCACATTCTGCACTTGTACATTTACCTGCTTAAATGAAATAAGTGATGTGTTAGAAAAAATCATGAGAGAGAGGTTTGCTGCATGAAAAGAAATGAAGATTTAATTCGTGAATGGATAGCTGCGCTAAGAAGCGGAGAATATAAGCAAGGCTATCGCCAACTCAAAACTTTAGCATCTTGCGAAGCTGATAAAGTTCCGCATTTTTGCTGTCTGGGCGTTCTTTGTGAAGTAGCTGTAAAACATGCAATGATTAAACTTGAAGGATCAGACGGTTATCTTTATGAGTATCACGATCCTTATATTGATCCTGATACTGATGATAATATTCGTGAAGAAGGAATAACTTCTGATCTTGGTGTATATTTCAGGCCATATGTAGGACTGACCAACCAAGAAGAAATGACTTTAATTCGTATGAACGACGGTCCAGTTAATAGTAGTGGTATGGTGACTGACAGAACACAAAGTAAATCTTTTCTCGATATCGCAGATTATATTGAGAAAGAAATTCTACCAAAGGAGCCAGAAGGCGTATGATTGTTGTAGCTTTTGCAAACGTTACCAATATCTCACTGAAGAAAGAAAATCCCAAAGATGCAAAAGGTAATACCGATTGGGAAAAAACAGTGGAATATTATGAATCCACTTTGTCTATTTTAGACAATAACAAAGGCATCGAAGGACGGGTTCACGTCCGCGAAAAGTTGGACTTTGGAAAATTTTATCGCATCATGGTCAACACGGATGACGGCGTGGATGTGGTTAAGGATCAAGTGGTTACAGATGCAAAAGTTTGGCCCTAACGCGAAAATTTATCAGTCAGACTTGACACCCTATAATAAGGATGCGATACTCAAGAAGTCAGGCGTCAGTCTGATCCGCTTGTACCGACGGCAATATCGGTGCTACGCTATAATAAAGATATGCTATACAATAAAATAAAGGTTAAGATTTTCGATCCTGATGGAAAATTAAGACTTGCTAAAAATATTCTAGCAGGTAACGGACGGGTTATTACAGAATCAGGAGTTTTAACTGAGCTATCTAAAATAGCAGATAAGCTCGAAAACGATCTTCCGCAGTTAGAATATAAGATGGTTCAACTGCGAAGCCAGCCTCACATCGCGGAATATAATTTTGTTTATGTGGGGTTACGACCGGATGTAGAACAAATTAGCGAAGCAGTAGATTCAAAAATTAAGGAACAAGAAAAGGAACCTAATAATGACGACAACCGCAGTAACGCCAACGAAACCCCAAGCAGTTAACGATACGACTAACACCACTTCAGAACGTTTTGAAGTTGCTGTTGGTTATGATCTGTCCAAGGATGAAAAAGGACAGATTACACGCGAACCATCTTTCATGGGAGCAACCAAGGAAGATGAGCAAGCGGCAATTAAAAAGCTTGCTGATGAAGGTAAATTTGAGTATCAATTTACCGTAACCGTTTCAATTCCACGGGCGAAGAATCTTGCAGGAATTAAAGAAATTTGCCCGAACGAAGAAGAAGCAGCCAACAATTTCAATCGCGGTGCAAAACAGAAAGCCAATAACCGTTTGAAGGCTTTGCTGACCGAAGTTGATGCTGATGGTAAACTGAAGTTTGATCCATCTACCGATCTCGTTAACAATGTCCTTGATATGCGTGAGGAAATTGCTAGCGAATCTAAGCGCAAGGTTTTGACTGAGGAAGAAAAGCTTGACCGCTTCCTTGCTGATTTCCCCGAAGCTATGCGTGCAGCGATGAAATCTGCATATCTGGCTCAACGTGGCGCGGCTGCTCCAGCAGCTTAACGCTAAATAACCTAAAGCTTACAATGTTATGAGCATTGTAAGATGCTAACGTCACTCATGTAGTAGAACCTACAGTTTGACGTTAGCTCTTTAGTAAAGCTGCGGTGGCGCAGAATAGAGTTACTTCTCATTGGAAAAAGATACTCTATTCGTATATTCCCCGCAGCTTTATTAAGGAGTAGTTAGCAGAAAGGAGCCTAAATGGTAAATCGCTAGCGGATAACAATCCATCTTGAAAAGATGAAAAGAGCACGCTGCTGTATAGCGTGCTCTTTTTTATTGGTTGTTAAATAATAATTAGTATAACTCTGAGCTATTTCTCATGTATACCATGTAATATTAAGCTTAAGATGTTGATTTCAAAGCAATTATCCCTCTTGACGGGCTTTAGCCGTCCTGCTAAAATCGCGCAAGCGTAAGTAATAACTCGGAGAAATTTAATCATGGCAAATAAGATTAGAACTATACGAATTTCAGAGATTTCAGAATTAACACAAGTTTTAATGTTATGTAATATGATTACTAAATGTAATTGTCATGATCTTAAATGTATTAATTGTAGTATCAGTTCTCAAATTCAAGAAGCTTTAAGATTATTAGACAATATTCAACATCAGTAAGCGGAGATTTTAAAATGGGCTATAGAAGAAACTCGCATTGGTTAGATTCAAGCGTTCCTGTTAAAGTGACCGTAAGTTGGTCATCTTTAGTTGGTGCGTATGATCTAAAATTTGACAATATTGGCGCTCATTGGGATAAAGTTAAAAGTATCATCGCTTGGCTCAAAATGACCGTCCCTTATGGGGAAAGGGAATATGATGATATTAACAAGATTTGGACAATTCACGAGAAATTCTTCCAAGACCTTAAAAATGTACTCAGTGCCGTTGGTCCTGAGTTTGATGTCACTATTGTTGAAAAGCCTGTGGGTGGTACATCAGTTAAGTTTGTCCCTCTCGATATCTATTTGGAACTCTTTAAAGAGCTTTCGGGTTTGGATATTGCAAATTATGGTGAAGATAAATTCAGCGAAGCAAAGCGTGCTTACTTTAAAACAGCCATGAAATTACATCCAGATCATCATCCTAATGATCCTGAAGCTTATGCTAAAATGCGAGATTTTAATGAAGCTTGGGATGTAATCAAAGAGAAACATTTCAAAATCGTTAGAACTATGGAGCAGGTTCAATGAGCGAAAATTACTTCATTTCAACAACTGAGCCAGCTTATATTGTTACGGTTTTGCTTCGTAACAATCCCGGTATGGTTAGAGATTGTTGGTTTACAAAAGAGGAATATTTCTGTATCCGGCAAACAAAATATAATCAAGATGGTACTGAACCAGAAACTAAAATTATGCGTCTTGCACCCAACGAAGTTGTGGAAATGTATAACGTGATTAAGGCAAAAGTGGAGCCAAAATGAAAACAGATAGTTTTATTGTTCTCCGTCCCGGTGAATACGATCAATTATCAGAAGATTTAAAACATCGTATCACTACCGAAAACACAGAAGTTGAAAAAGTTCTCGAAGGTGATAAGTATTACTTCGATCATGATATCTTTCATGAGATATTGGAAGATATTCAAGATGAGGGATGGGAAGATGATAATCCCTCATAAAGAATTTGACTTTGGTATTCGTGCAGCGGACGAATCTCACAAATGTCTATATTTTGGATGTAAGAAGGTTGGAGATTTTCACGTCTTCGCTAAAACAGACAAGGGAAATTATATCTGCGATTTCCCTAACATCTGCGATATGCATATAATCCATGTATTTCTGGAAAGTTTGAGTGATCCTGATGTTAGTTAAAATTCACACCTTAAAGGAGCCTAAAGTGGAAAATAAAGCGAAACTAAACAAAGCCTTGCTCAACAAGGTTAAAAAGCACATCCTCGAAGAACCCAACCGTTTAATCATGTCAACGTGGTTATCCAAAACTACACCCGGCACTAAAATTAATCCCGGTGCATGGGGCGAAAATAACATGGAAGTTCCAAAATGTGGAACGGTTGGATGTATTGCGGGATGGATTGTACTTTTGGCGCATCCTGATGCTGACGAACGCATGAAGCTTGAAACTTTGTATGGCTATAACGCCATAGCAAAAAGAGCTTTAGGTATTGCCGACCTAAGTGTTTATTATAGCGGAATACCTTTTGAAATCTTTTACGTTGACAGATGGCCAGAACCATTCAAAACTCAGTATTACGAAGTATCGTATAAGTTTCCAAATCATGACGAAGCGCAAAAAGAACGCGCTAAAATTGTAGCTGCTGTTATCGACGAATTCAAAAAGAGATGGGACGAACTTCACACACCTAAAAAAGTAAAAGAATAGTTTCGCTATGCCAAGGCTTCGGTATTTAAAATCTCGCAGAGAGGATTTTGAAGAAGATGACTTTAATTTCAACGAACCAGAAAATGAAGGAACTTCTAGCGAAACAAGTCCGTCAGGATTTGAAGGCGTACAGGAAGAAGCTCCGAGCGGAACGTCGTGGCTCTCAAATGCAAGCGTTATTGCTTCGTTTACGGACGAACAGCTTAAAGCTGCCATCGGACGTTGCAAAGCTAATCTCATTTTATTTGAAGCTGAGCTTATGGCAAGGGCTTACCAAAATAAGTCTCACCCTAATGAAGCTCGGCCTCAAAATTTCCGAGTTCGTAGAAGAAAAAGCGGAATACCAAGCAGCGAAGATTTGCCAAAACGCGCTAAAAGAGTTTCAGGAAGTGATTCAGTACAGGCGGTAGTAGATGCGGAAAAGTTCTTGCGTAAGCAAGGTATCAAAAATAGCCAGGAAATCATGAAATCTTGGCTTAAAATAATTGCGGAAAAAGGAGAATAAAGTGAATGGCGAAATATCAAAGGAAAGCGTTATCTACGCACATGCCCGCGTTGAACAGTGGCTCAAAGATTACGCGGAATCAAATTTCTTACCTGAGCATGAATTTACCCTCCGGGTTCTCTCATCTATTTTCGATGAGAAGAACGGGCAAATATCTCGGGCTATCTATCATTTGTCCCCACTGCGAAACAAAATGCCCAAAAGAAATAAAACCTCACGCTCGTTGGAGATGGATGAGCGTACACATAGCAAAACATCGCGGACATTGGCTGGTAAAAGATTAGATGGTCGAACACAAAGAAAGGGTTTCAGATATAATGGAACCCATTGGATGCAGAAGCCCGAAAACAAAGCAAAAGTTATAAAAATGATGCGTGAACGTCGCGCAAACAGGATGGCAGCATAATGACCGAAGAAAACAAAATCGAAAAACCCTCTGCTGTCGCAGATATGTTCAAGCCCAAGAAATATGGCATAGCTGCGAAACGAGAAGCCGCTCAGAAAAAGATAGCGGAACTCAATCCTCTCGATATGGCTAACAAGCTAGCTATCGTGTTTGATGATAGCGGTTCTATGAATGGGCAGAAAATTCGTGATGCTCATGACGGTGTAAGAGGATTCACTAATCAGTGTATTCCCACCGAAACCAGTCTAGCAGTCTATCCTCTGAATGATGATTACAAGCCGCTAACTTGTAATTATGATTTGCTCAATCTCGCTGTTAGCTCAATAAGAGCTACTGGCGGAACTCCACTCTATGCTAAAACACAACAAGCCTTAAAACATAGCGACGGCTATGATCGGCTTGTTCTCTTTAGTGATGGTGATCCTACAGATAAAAATGTTGGTTATGGTGATGAATACACCAAAGATAACCACGAAGAAACCATCAAACTCGCTAACAGTGTAGAAACTCCTTTGGATACCGTTTATATTGGTATAGAAGGAACCACGGGTTATGATGTAATGAAGGATTTAGCGGATAAAACTGGTGGTATCTTTATCCACTTTAAAGATGCTAGCAGTCTAGCCTCCGGGTTGAAATATTTATCTCCCGGACTTCGTGGTTTGCTGGCAAATCCTGAGATAAAAGCTAAAATTGAGAGGGGCGAAACACTCTAATGTGTATAAATTGTGATTGCTGTGAGTGTGACTGTCCCGAATGTGATGATAGAACGGACGAACAAATAGCTATTGATGAGGATTCCTCTCTATCACCACGAGAAAAATTTGTCAAATATCTAACTACGTTAGATTGGCCTCAAGCTACTAAAGATGCTATGTTAGTAGCTTATGATAATAGTTTTGATGAAGGGATGAATCCAAAAAATGAATCAGCCCAACAATGAACAAACTCTGAATATCGTAGCCCTAGGCCAAAAACTAATTGGCCTAGGGATTAAATCAGTTTTCTCGCATGTAGAACCCGGTCCAGTGGTAACAGGTTACTTCTTTACTTTAGATCATAGCGTTCCGATCAATAAAGTAATGAAGAAAGCCGAAGATTTTGCTCTAGCAATGGAGCAAGATAAAGTTGTGGTACAACGTGTAGGCGGTAAAATTGCCGTATTCGTTCCTAATAAGGACCGGCAGATAATTGAGTTTAAAACTTATTTGCACTGGTTCTTAAATGATCCAGAAGTTAGGAAAATGAATCTCCCAATTCCATTAGGAGTGGATTTCCGTGGAAAAAAGAGTGCTTTTGATCTCACTGATATGCCTCATTGTCTCATCACTGGTTCGACCGGATCAGGAAAATCAGTTTTTGAGGCTGCTATTATCAGCAGTCTTTCGTATTTCCGTACTAGTGATGAGCTGCATCTGTATTTGGTGGACACTAAAACTTTAGACCTTCCATTGTTCGCAGAACTCCCACATGTAAAGGCAGTAGCTAAAACGGTTGAGGATTTTCATGATATGATGGGCACCGTAATGAGGGAAACCCGTCGTCGTAATGAAGTCTTAAACAATGCCAGTTGTAGAAATATCCAAGACTATCATAGAATGATGGGCAATATTAATTATATGCCCTATATGGTAGTAATGGTAGATGAGTTTGGAGATTTGATGGATCTAGACTCAGCACAAAGGAAGGCAACCGATGAACTTGATGAAATCCCAACAGTTAAAGGATGGATTAAATCAGCGGCGCAGATATGTAGAGCGGCAGGCGTTCACCTTATTTGTTGCACTCAACGCGCCAGTGTTAAAGTTGTCGATGGAGACATTAAAATTAACCTACCTTGCAGAATTTCGTTGCGTTTACCCACGCAAATCGACTCTCGTACTATTCTCGGTACTGGGGGAGCAGAGAATTTGTTGGGTAAAGGTGACATGCTTATTCAAAGGCCGGAGAGAGACACTCTTGAACGTTTTCACGGCCCTTATGTAAGTATGAACGATATAGCAGAATTAGTAAATCAGTATGATATGCTGAAGGATATTTTGAAAGGAGTTTAAAAATCTAAAAAAGTTTTCCACACATTACTTTAGTAACAATGTGGAAATCTTGTGGGTATTGTGGAAAAAGTGGAAATGTCAATACAGTCCCTATGTATAACAAAGGAAAGGGATTAAACCTGTTTACAGGATGTGCTATGGGGCGTACACTTGGAAAGTCCGAAAACGTAAGTTGTATACATAATAAAGGACTTTTTAAGTAGTTATGGCTAACGAAAAATATTCTCTGGGTGGTAAAACGGCAAGCTGGCCGATTATTAGTACTAGAATCCCGCCAGCCGAACATCGTAAACTTATTCAAAAATTTCCTGAAAAGGGAAAAAGATCGCAGATATTGCGAGCACTTGTGCAGATGTATTTAGCGGGAAAAATCGGCCAATTAGAATTTGTTCACAAAGAGATTATTTAAATCGGAGGTTTAAAACATGGCAGCGGAAGCCAATGTTGCGTTGGTTATTTGTAAGTATTGCACCGAAGATAAAGTAAAAACCTGTGCCAAGTGTAAGAGTTATTTCTGCTCTGCTCACGCCGCAAGATTTAGTCCGAATTTCTGTAAAGAATGTCTCGTCAATCTCACCGCTGTGTGGGAGAAATTTTCCAAAACTACAACTGAATATGATCCGGTTGAAGATGTACTTAATACTGTCACATCAGGAGCTAAACGCTTGCATGTTGATGGGGCAGATTGGGTATTCTATTCAGCATGGGTAGACTCGTTAAATGATGACGAGTTAGAGATGGTTTATGAATTTCATTATTTCGTGCTCAAGCTCATTGAACATGATAATGAAATCCGCAAAATTAAGAAAGCTAGAAAACTAGCTTCTGCTCCTACTCCTATCGGTGTCAAAACTACAAAAGAAACCAAAGTCAAGAAAACTGCCGAAGTTGTGGATATGCAGGAAAGACTTGAAAAAATGAATCTCCCTGCTGACACAATAAGAGCTATGCTTTTAGCTGCTGGTATCAGTTATAGGGAGCCAAAAGTGTGACAGAGGAGCGTAAACTTGCTGATAACTGCAATGAACTTTGTTATTGTGGAAGAATGCCAAGTTTCTATGATGGATTTTTTGAAAGTAATTTCTGTAGCGACGACTGTGTGGATCGTTTACGGGCTTTTTTCGCGCACTCGCCGTCGTGCGGTAGCAGAATTAAACAAAAAGTACGCGATGCTGTTGAAGCGGGAGATTTTAAGATACAAGGTTCAGTAGTAACACTGCTTAAAGATGACGCTAAAGCTTCACGAGTAATGCAGCGGATAGAAGCTAGCGTGGATAAAGTTGTAGCGGCTTTAGATCAGGATGCGGAAACTCGTAAAAAGCTAAAGAAGATGGGTTTAGATGATGCTACTATTGAAGCGATGATTATCGCACAGAAAGAGATAAAATCATGAAGATATATCTGATATTTAAGACTGAATTTCCCACAGATTATGATGGGGAGTTATTGTATGCATATGTAAGTAGCTACTTAGCCAGTAATAAAATTACTGAATTGGAAGATAAACATCCAAGTTCAGAAGCTAATTTTTACACTAGAACGATAGAGACTTCTGATGTAACAGATGTTTTGTTATCCAAAGGATAAAACTCATGACACCAGAACAAGCTAGCAGTAAATATCACTGGGTTCAATATAATCCAGAAACTAACACAATTGATCTATTTATGGATCATCACATGTTATCAACATGTAGAACGTGTGAGAGTAAATTTGTTCTTGAACATATTCTAAACTTCCGTCCCAAAGGGCATAAAGCATGGAGCTTACTATTTGGAGCTTGGATGCATTATTGCTTTGAAACTTATTATGAACACATTCGTACTCACGAAGGAAAGCCACCTGATGTAAATGAATGGCTTATATATGCTAAAACGAAGTGGCGAGATTTGGGATTAGATAGTTATGCTGACGAAACTAAATATCAAGAAATTGGTGGTTGGGATGGGGCTTGTTCATTACTGGTACAGTATTACGCTTTCTATATGGAACAGAGATTGCGTGTTGTGGCTACAGAAATACCTTTTGGCTTTGATCGTGAAGTTTATCTTGGTGAGTTTGAGATTTATGTCAACGGTAATTTTATCCAAGTTAGATGTTTTCTAACTGGCCGAATTGATATGATGGTAGATAATGGATCAATTATTGGTCCCGTCGATCATAAACATACTCACTTATTTAGAGGAGATGAGTGGGATAAATTTAATCCTCACGACGGGATCACAGGATATATTTATGCAACGTCAACTATACTTGCGAAATTTTTTCCTGATTATAAAAAACAATGCCTTAACGGTTGGATATTTCACATTCAAGGCCGTTCTCCGGCGAAGGCTCGTAATACTGGAATATTACGCCCAAGGTTTAAAGCATCAAGAATTGACAAGCAGCCAAGCCAGCTTGATGATTATGCTGCGCGAAATGTGGCGACCTTCAAACGTGTATCAGAATTACTTTTCTGCGATAAAACTCCCGAATGGACGACAACTTCTTGTCACAATATTTACAACAGAGACTGTGAGTATTTAACTATTCACAAACAGCCAAAAGAAGAATGGGCTGCACAAATACAACAGTTCTATAATATTGTTACACCGTGGAATCCTAACAAGCCGGAAGAAAGTTTAATTGTTAGAGATGATGTTAAAACTGGAGAAGTGGAGATTAAATCATGACAGATGAAATTGTGAAATTGAACGAGTTAGATTTTTTGCAGAGTATAGGAATCCAAAATCTAACTAACGCACACGATATAACTAACACTGATCGTTTAAAGGTGGCAATTTGTGGCGAGAAGAAAAGCGGAAAATCTAACATCATTGCTAAAACAGCACGTAAACCTTTGCTCCACTATGATTTCGATGATAGACGAGAATCTATTGCCGGAGCAGAAGATACAATTATCAAAACTCTTGTGGATACAGATTCAACTATACCTAAAGCTTGGTCAGAACTTGAATCTGATCTTGGAAGTTTGGAATACGCCAAAAAATCAAAACCTCTCCCGTTCAAAAGTATCGCGCTAGATAGCGCAACGTATCTTCGTCAAATAGCGGAAAATCAAATGATGAAAGATACATCTATGATGCGGAAAGCTCGTATTGGAGCTAAAACTTATCAAATCGCTCAAGGATGGGATGCGATAAATTATGTCCATCGAATGTTGTATGAACTACTCCGTCGCTTTTTCGCGCTCGATGTTGACGTATACGTTGTGTTCCATACAAGACAAGAAAAAGATAAGGCTAATTCAACCAGCACCGAAACTAAATACACTGACCGTCTTACCGTTGATCCTCAAAATTTGGAAGTGTTACTCTCTATGTTCAACGAAACATGGCGAACCTATGTTAATACTGATGGTGCTTTTAGACTTCAGGTTCGTCAAGATTGGCGTTTTAATGCTGCTACTGCTTTGAAAGTAGGCGCTGATGAACCTCAAGACATTCAGAAACTTCTTGCGGAACATGATGAGAATTTGCGAAAGAACGGCTAAAGCCAATACTAACATACCGCAACATAGATATACCGTTGGTATTGATTGGACTACTATAAGACCGGGTATGGTTATACCATTTGCAGGTAATGGTATTGATGATTTGATTGCTGCACAAAATGCTCAGAATAATAATCTAGCAGCTCAAGCTGATTTTTATACTAGGTTATTAAAACAAGCAGTAAAAGATGAAGAATTTAGAATGGCTCAAGAGAGAAAAGAATCCGTTGAGATATATTCTAACGTCATAGAAGCCAAATATGGCGTCAAGCTCTGTGTATCTCATAAACATGACAGTGATATGACTCAAATGTTACTGCTTGTTCCCAATAAACTTTTTGCAGATGAACAAGGCAAAGAATCACTAGCCGAAGCTCTGCATAACATAGCTATGTTTATTCTATCAATGGAATAAGCGTAGCTATCTCATTAAAGCCTTCGGGCTTAACGGTCGCTACAGACCTTAAAAAGGAAAAACGAATGCCAGTTAAAATGGGAGTAGATCCTGAACAGGTAAAAGCTCCTAAGCCGGTTCAAGGTGGATGGTACGATCTAAAACTTGTCGGGTTTAAGCCTAAAATGTCGAAAGACAAAGGTAGTCTTAACCTTAACGCAAATCTTGTGGTCGTTAATGCGAAAGCGGAAGAAAACGACACCAAGGTTTACATGGGTCTAAACTCCAAGTTTGCACGCGCATGGGCAGATTTTGCTCATGGTTTTGGTTTCCCTCTAAATCCTGATGGTACGCTTCCGGGAGATTTTATCCCTGATGATAAGGATAAAGAGAACGTCGAAAAGTATCAATACAAGGGGCCTCTACTCGGTAAGATTTTGCACGCTGAATTAATCGTTTCCACGTATCAAGGAAACGAACGCAACGAAGTTAATCAGATTAGATGCAAAGTAGACGGGTGTGCAACAAAGTTCCCGGATATTAAACATCTAACTAAAATGGCTGGCAATAGCTAAAGTTTCCTTCGATCAATTATAAACGTTTCCGCCGTTTATAATCCGAAGGAGTCTCCTCCAGCAAGGCTGTCATGAGCCTTATACGCGGAGATAATTAGGATCGGGTAGTGCTGGAAACCCCGGTCCTTTTTAATAGAGGATTATAATGGGAAAGATTAAAATCTGCGATCATAATATAACGCCAAAATCTAATTGTCGAAAATGCAGACAAATTGCATCACGGCTGAGTATGCGGAAAATAAGAGACAAACGAAAAAAGGAACAACAAAATGGAAACGATAAATGAGTTCCGTTTTAAGTTAGTCTCTCAGATAACTCATGATCTGGATATTTATATTTCTTGTCAGTTAGTAGGATTGGGATTACTTTCTGAGCGCGAACATATTGAAATCTTGCGTATATTTCAGCAAACTTTAAGGAGATCAACACTTTATGGAAGTAATGAATCAGGAGCAATATCTCAAAAGGTTCAAGGAGATAACAGACGAGATGTTCAACTTAACCTCTTTAAAAAATCATGATTATGCTAAAGAGGAAGAAGCGTTAGCTAACTTTAAAGAGTTCGGAGCCGTTGGCGTTTTAGTTCGCATTAGTGATAAGTTTAAACGTCTTAAGAATAAGATGTGGGATAAACAGGAGTTCGTAGTAGATGAAAGTTTGAAAGATACACAGATGGACTTGGCGGTTTATGCCGTCATTATGATGATTATTACTGAACAAGAAGAAAAAGAACGTATAGGTAAAAAGCGTCAGATTACAGCTATGCAAGCTGCATTACCTGATCTTAGTGATGCTAACTATTTAGAAGCCGAAGTTAAAAGGTTTGGTAAAAAATGATTCGTGATTATGGTGATATTAATAATCCGCTATGGGTAGTAACAAAGGAACCGTATGCTAAAGATGCGGAGAATGGTTATATCTATAGTGGCGGTTATGGATATAGTTTCAAGAAAACTTGGAAGTTATCCGGTGCTCCTGATCCTTTCATTACTTGCGTTAATCCTGAGCTTAGTGTTGATACAGATTGGAACGTTCATTTTCCATTATTCCTTCAACGTTTAAATAACGCTAAACCTAAGATCATTGTTTCTCTTGGAGACGATCTTATTACTAGACTTGTTCCAGCAACCGCTCCGCGTCAAAAGAAAACTAGCGGAAAACAAGCTAGCGCATTATGGAAGTGGGCGGGTTCATTATTACAAAGTCCTTTACTAAACTTCGAGCATTATATTATAGGAACTTATACCCCTGACTTCGTAACTAATAATTGGGATTTGCATGAGATTCAAGGATATATTGATTTCGGCCGCGCTAAGTCTGAGCTTGACTATTATAATTTGCATAATAGTTTACAGCCTATGCCGGTGCGTTCTATAATAACTGAGCCAACTTATGAAACAGTTTGTGATTATTTGCGCTGGTTATTGGATGCTCACGCTAATCATAACCTACCGTGTGAGAATTTCGTTTCGTCGGATATCGAAACTATTCGTCCTAAAAAGGCCAGTCCCTATTATGATCTTGGACACAGCGGGTATACTTACACTATATCTCTTGCTCCATCTCCTAAAGAAGCCATAAGCTTCTGTTTATGGGATTATCCTCCTAGTCAAGCTATAATAATTTGGCGTCTTTTAGCGAGAGTGCTCAATGAGATTCCTCAAATTGGTCAAAATTATTTCACTTTTGATTCCCATCATTTGGAAGCTCTTGGCTACAAAATATGTTTGGTTTGCTGTTCCGATACAATGTTACGACACCATATCTTATGGCCAGGCTTACCACATAAGCTTCAGTTTCAAACCCGTCAATATACTAGGGAGCCTTACTATAAAGATGAGGGTAAGAACTGGACTGTTAAGCATAAGCATCAGTTAATGAGATATAACTGTTTAGATACTATGGTTACTTATGAAATCTGGATTGCCCAAGAGGAGGAATTTAATGACCGACCCCATCTCAGATAAAAAGAAATATGAAGCTCCGACTATCACAATACTTTGTGGCAAGAAAATAAGAACAATGGATAATAACTTAATGCCGTGTGTACGGCCTAAAGGTCATCAAGATGGATGCAATCCCTTCTCAAACACAACGCCACAGATTAAACGAGATAAGTAAATGTGTGGAATATATTAATGAGTGTGACGAACAAACTCAAATAGCTCAAGATTGGAATAGTTGGGTTAATTGGATGTGGGGATTGTTAGATTGGTCTGAGGAGTTACACCGTCTACTCTATGAATATGATAAGGAAATAGATGAACTATCTGCTTGAACATCCTGAATTTATTTGGACGGTAGTAACCGGGCTTCTGTGCTTTAGTTTTGGTTGCGGTATAACTTACTTCACCATTAAGGAAACTCGTCGTAACGTTAATGGATTAGGTTATAAAGTAACCAAACTTAAAGATTGGATGGTCGCTAACGAGCCGGACGAAAATAAAAGAATTAAATTATTGGAGTATCTAAAATGAATCGCCTTTATCAAATATCTCTATCGTATGCTTGTTTTGGAATAGAAATAAGCCCTGCTGATAAATGTGTTCGAGTAGCTCCTATAGCTAGATGGATGATGGGTAAAGATTTCATTGAAATTATAGAGTGGATAGAGAAGAAAAATGGAACAATTAATTACATCGAGCTATGAACATAAACTTGCCTGTGCATACCATCGCATTGATAAACGTGGTATGCTGCTTGATCTTGATGCCCTTGGAAAACTCAGAGAGAAAGTCGAAGGTTTACTCGTTAATTATTGTGATACTCTCACTTTTAAATTTGGGTTTCCTGTATACTTAGGCGTTAGAAAAGGACTGCCTAAAGGAACTAAAGCTCTTAACTTAAATAGCCCTGCTAAAGTAGTAGCTATGCTGAAAGAGTTAGGATATAAAGTTCCTAAAATTAGGAAGAAAGATGCTGAAACAGACGAGTACGAATATAAAGAAAGTGCGAACGAGCTTGCTCTACGTCAGCTTGTTGCCGATCCTACTTTATGGCCCGATCCTCACGCTGGAGAGGCAATCAAAACAGTTCTGGATGTTAAAGAACTCGTCACGTTTCGTAATCGACAGATTAACGCCCGCCTTCGTATCATGCCTTATGGCGGTATATATTATAGCAGTTACAACGTCGCTAGTACGGTCACTGGTCGGCGTGGCTCCAAAAAATTTGTCTTCGGTCATGGTGGAAACGGTCAAAATCTTCCTGCTAGAACTTCTTATTCCTTTGAGTATCGTAATTGCATTATTAGTCGTCCCGATCACTTATTCTTTTTTGTGGATCAAAAGCAGGCAGAGGATTGGCCAGTACAAGCTTTAGCTGCTAATCATGAGGCTCTCGATGAGATGCGACGTGGCGTTAATCGTCATTATAAGTTTGCAAGTCTTATCTTCAATCGCTCAATTGATAGTCTTAAAGCGGGTCGTAAACTTGATCCCCCGGAATTTGAAGCGGAGCTTCAATATAATCTTGGCAAACGTGGTCGTCACGCCAATAATTATGGTATGCGTGCTAAGCGTTTTTCTGAGATACTTACTGGTGACGGTTACAGTGTTCCACCTTCCACTTGTGAGGTGATACTTGAGAAAATCAACAAAGCCGATCCAAACGTTGATGGGGTTTTCCATCCGTATATTCAAAAGTGCATATATGATACGAGAATATTGCGAACTCCATTCGGTAGAGAAAGACAATTTTTCGGAGTTCGACAAAATGACAAAAATTATGCAATACTTAACGAAGCATATTCTTACATCCCACAATCTACAGTCGGTGATAATACAGGCTTGGCCGTACTCGCGCTCGATAGCTGTAACAATTATGTTATCCAAGAAGGACACGACAGTATCGTGCAAGAGATACCTGATTCCTTATCAGAGTTACTCAAAGTTTATGCGGATACTACGCAAGCATTTAAACGAACAATCAAATTCCATAATGGAATCGAAGTTGACATACCGATTGAAGGTAAGCTTGGATTCGATTGGTTACACACCATTGAAATTAAAGACTGGTCAAGAGATGGAGTAGAAGCTGCTTATAAAGAGCTAAAAGAAAAGTTTAAGAATAGGTGGGATATAAAAGGGGAGTCCGTTAATGCCACGAATGCTCAAGAAACCGTGGCTGGATGCTTATCTTGATTATATTGACTGCACAGAGAATCCATTTTCATTTAACTTATGGAGTGGGATATCGGCAATTAGCGCGTCACTAAAACGTCGTGTGTATATATGGCGAAACTTTATACAATTCTTTCCTAACATGTACATTGTACTTGTCGGACCTCCCGGAATTGGTAAAGGAAGCGCAATACATCCGGTCGTTAATATTGTGAACGAAGCTAGTTTAGTCAACTATTTGCCAGATAAGATAACAGCCGAAAGAATAATCCAGAAGCTAGCAGAAGGCTTTACCAAATTTACAACTAGTTCAACAGGAACGCTAGGAGCCGTTAACTTCGCTCAAGATCACACAGCAACTATATTATCAAAAGAGCTTCCAGTATTTTTAAGTTCTGCTGAATGGATGCATAGCTTGCTATGTCAGTTTTGGGATGAGAATACATTTGAATATGAAACAAAGAATAAAGGTAGCTACAAGATTACTGATATGTGCGTGGGAATGCTTGCAGGATGCGTTCCTGATTTTATTCGGATGTTATCACGGGATAATATGGCACCTATCACCGGCGGCTTTACGGCTAGAACCATCTTTGTCTACGCTACTGAAAAATCACGGCTTATACCGGGGGGATGGGGAAAACCTAACCATAATTACAGTCAGACGAAAAGTGAGTTAATTAACGATTTACAACACATAGCTTCGTTAGAAGGAGAAATGTTTCTAGATGCTAATGCGCTAACGCTCTGGGATAAAACTTATGGAGAACACAACAAAAAGGGAGATTTTGATAGTGATGTGTCTGCAAACTTCAAATCTCGAATTAGTTCACACATCATTAAAACCGCCATTTCAATCTCTGTTTCTGAATCAGATAGCCTCATCATTACAGAGTCTCAACTTAAAAGAGCTATCGAGCTTATTGAAGACGTGCGAGATAAAGTCGATATTGTGTTCAGAAGCGTTGGAGAAAGCCCGCTTGCAGTTGGACAAGACAGGGTGATTACATTTATTAAGCAGCAAGGTATAGTATCAAGAGAAGAAATATTAAAGTATAATTATCGTCATATGACCGACGAACAATTAACTGCTATAATGTACACTTTGCTACATGCTGGTTTAATTGAAGAAACTACCCAAGATCACAAATCTAAGTATCTATGGACAAATAAAGCATGAAAATACTCGAAGCCGGTCATCAGTATGAAATGGATGATTACGATACAGGCGGGAAAGCTTATATCGTTTCTGCTATCCAATTCATGAAACGTATTGGAGATAACTATCCCGGTAATACGGGAGAACCTCATGTTGGAACTAACTGTCAAGAAGTTATTCGTGTGCTTATTGACAGAGTTAAGTATCTAAATAAACAAATTTCGTGTTATGAGAATTTAGTTATTTTGGATGATCTTCGTCATGCTCTATTATATTTTGAACTTAGAGCTGCACGAAATCATAATATCACTCTACCCTATGAGTATAGAAATATAGCTAATGATCTTGAAACTTTACCAGCCTGTAAAGTCTGTGGACACATAATTTGCCATCACGAAAAGGAGCTATTTTATGGGCATACTCATGCACGACTATCAACAAGCCGCTAAACGTACACGCGCGTATAGCGATTACGGCCAGCAAACTATCGGGCCAATTAGTTATTGTGCTCTTGGCTTGGCCGGTGAAGCTGGCGAAGTTGCTAACAAAGTTAAAAAAGTACTCCGGGGAGATTTTGAAATAGCTGTAGCTAAAGAAGCCATTCTTGATGAAATTGGGGATGTTCTTTGGTATTGTGCTATGCTCGCAGACGAGCTTGGTGCGGATTTAGGAGTTATAGCAGATAACAATCTCACAAAATTGGCGCTTCGCCGCGCAGCGAATACGATAAAAGGAGAAGGGGATGCTAGGTAAAGAACTTAATCCGAATGAGTGGGCTATTATTAATGAGACAGAATGCTTTCGAGCTATCGGCCATAGAATAATGGTCCTTGAAGATGAGTTTAGGAGTGGTTACGAATGTAAGGCTTGTGATGGTTCAGGCCATACAAATATAAAGTGTAAGCATTGTAAAGGAACGGGACTTCATAAAGGCAAAGAAGAAAATGGCTCTTGTCCTGACTGCGAAGTTGGAACTTCTGACGGTCGTAAGTCCCTTGGATACGAACTTTGCAGCGTGTGTAATGGGCGTAGCGGGCTTATAGTGGTCCCTGACTCATCAAAACGCCGTCCACTAACGGGAAGGATCGTCAGCGCCGGACGCGACGTTACAGAGTTTAAAGTTGGAGATAGGGTAATGTATACAAACTTCACCGGGACGGATTTTGATCTTAAGGGTGGAGTGAGAATACGAGTGATGTTAGATCATGATGTGATGACAGAGTATAAGCAGCTAAAAAAAGGAGCCTCCGTTGGTAATAGCGGAAGCTCTCAAAAGGAAGCCACGGATTTAGGGGTAGCACCACTAGCTAGATAAAAGGAGTTTCAATGTATATTGATCCTTTGTTTCAAACTTACGATCTTAATCAAGATGGTAAGATCAGAGTAGCGAGAATAAAAGAAACCTTCAATGATTGTATTGTCGAGCTTAAAGATATCTGCCCCGAGAATACAAGAGAGTTTGCTTTAGTAGCAACGAAGCTGCAAGAAGCTTGTATGTTTGCTGTTAGATGCATTAGTGTTATTTCTCAATATCAAGCTAGATAACAACTTCTAATTCTTTATCACTGCTTGCAGCTACTGCTAGTCTATCTGGCTTCATGTGGATAACACAACCATGTGAAGCCAGATGTTTTCCCGGTTTAGCCTTTAAATCTCCGTGAATTAAAAAACAATCCCTACCAAAAGTTTCTGTACCTTTTACTGGTGTAAGCTCCATTGTACATGGTCCATGCAAACTATCATAAGAAGGACCAATAGTATAATTTCCTCTAGGAATAGGACCAACATTACGAACATGTTGCATATCAGGATTGTTAAGTCCCGGTCCGATTCCAGAATATCCCTGAGCAAAAAATACCCCATCCTTATACATCTTCCCTGAAGTCTGAGAATAAGTCCACACAGCTAACGCTCCATTAATTAGATGTAATCACTACAACACTTAACCAAGAAGCTTGTGACGAACCACCAACACTAGCAGATGCAACACTGATGCCGCCACCAGCAGAAGTAAATCCCCTTCCTAATAATGTAACAGTAGCACCATTAGCATAAGTTACAGGACTAATAGAAGATGCTGAAGCGCCAGCCGCATCGCTACCTGCGGTATTTGTTAATACTTGGGATGTTGCGAATACGTTAGTACCATCCGAAACCCAAAAATTTGCAGCACCAGAGCCACCTGAAGTATACATCGCGCTATAACTAACCAATATTCTACAAGGACAACCTGAAGATGGCATTACTGTTGCTTTAGTTATCCAAGTTGTAGCGGAAGCTCCAATAGCGGTGCCGGTATTAGTAGTTAGTGAAACTACTTTTCCAGTAACTGCACCGGGATTCGCAGTTCCACTACCTAACGCTGATTGTACAAAAGCATCTGTAGCTAATTGAGTTGTATTATCAGTAGGACTACCGTTAGTTGGTGCAGCAGGTACACCAGTAAATGTCGGAGATGCTAAAGGTGCAGCACCAGTAACCTGCCCAACACTATAATCCCCGCTTACTGCTACAACCGCACCAGTACGACCGAATACGCTCGTTACCGGGGCAGTTCCTATAGCCGCTGTTACAAATGCAGTCGTAGCAATTTGTTGCGTATTAGTACCGGGAGCCGCCGTAGGTGCTGTAGGGATACCACTAAAATTAGGACTGTCTAGCAGTGCGAAAGTTCCTGTTACTGCTGGCAGTGTTAAATTAATATGTCCAGTAGCCGCTTGAGGACATATAGTAGCATCGTTACTAGCATCAAATACTGCTTTAAAACAATTAGCCGTTACCGTGCCAATAAAAACTGGATTAGTAGTAGGTACAGTAACAACAACCCATCCTGATCCGAAGCAAAAGAAAGAAACGCATTCTCTTAGAGAATTATCTACAGTGTTCAAATATAAAGCGCCAAATCCGCCCGTAGTCTGGCCGTCTTGATATGAACGATAAATTGTCGGGTTAGCCATTACATTCGGAACTATAAGCTGAGGATTAATAACACTACTCAAATCCTCACTTCCACCAGTAACCTGAGTCTCAATAGTAGTACAACTAGCTACTGTAGCGTTAGGACAGATAACAAATCTCCACTTAGTTCCGCTAGGAGCTACTGCTAAATTATCATCAAGTGTAACTGTAAATACTCCACTAGCGTCAGCTACGCCACTCTGATTAGGCATTATAGCTGTACCGTCATTATTCGGCTGGCCCGGATTGCCAAATGGCGGAACAAAAATAGTTTGCCAACTAGCAGACTTCCAAACTTGTGTAGAAGTATCTTGTAATGTAACCGTAACGTTAGTATACGAAGGTGCAGCACTCGCGCTGTATGCGAGTGCTGTGACGATAAGAAGAAGTAGCATTAACTTTTTCATTTCTTTGTTTTATCCTCTGGCGGTGGATTTGTTCTTCTCCATCCAGTAACTTCATGATCTTCTTTAATACGTTCGTTCAATAACAAGCTTAAGTTTCTAATAGTATCTTTAGCTTTTTTGAAATAAACGTAAGCTTCTTCTTGCTTACCATCTTCGATCTTTATAACTCCCACTTCCACAAAGCCCATAATTGCCTGTAGTTCGTTTTGAACTTTATGGGCTAACTTTCTGGTTATAACCATAACGATTTCACCTCAAGAATCGCTATAGCTCGTTCACCGCCGCATCATAATTTGCCCAATTTATGCCATACTCCGCAGCTAGCAAACGTTCTATGTTAGTAGCAAAGAAGTGCTCTTTCCTGTAAGGCGCATGAGCATCATCCCCCGGTTCAGATTCATCGCCGTCTTTACGTTTCTTTTCATATTCAATATCAAACTTATCAACTATCTCCTGACTTATACCACGGTCAAGACATAGCAAAATTTCAATTAGCTCATGTACCGCAACCAACGCTTCATATTTAAAATTTCCCATCTGTGATACTTTAATATGAATAGTATCTTTTTGTGTATCAACTTCCCAATCACCTACGGTTGGATAGCGTTGATCTTCGTGTTTTACAGTTTCAATCAATATATTCATACGGCTCCTTTTATCTTAACCAACCTTGCAGACTCAAAGTGTTATATCTACTTAACGTTGCTTTCGCCAAGTCCGAACGGTATTGCATATTCGGGATTTGTACTCTTTTAACTCGATCATACGTTTTATCCCAAGCTTCTGTAATCGTTTGCCCGCTTGCGATAGGTGCCATAATAAATCCGTTAATTCCAGCAGTAAGAAGATCCCTATTATTAAGTACGACATCAAAAAGATAATGAGTCCGGTATAATTGATCTTCTTCGTCAAGTCCCTGAATAGATAAACCTTCAGGATGCTTACCGGGTATTTCTGTAGGATAAGGAGGGATACTAATCCTAACGCTAGCAGCGTAGGGATTCTTAAGCTGGGGATGAGGAATCTGTCCGGTTGAAACATCATGCATAAACTCAGCAAGATCAGAAGAAATAAGATGAAACAAAGTAGCACTCGCATCATAACCGAAGCGCGGTGTCCATTCCAAGCCATATATCTCGTGATCTGAAACGATAGTATTAAGATCTATCATTCCTTTATACTTGACGTGTTGAAGGAAATCCTTCATCTTCTGCAAGCCTTCTTTAAATATACGGGGCGGATTTAACTCGTCATAAACAAATACAAGATTACCGCTACAGCCAGTATTAGGCCCGTGTCCTCCATCCATGAACTTTTTTTCTTCCAGCGTTCCGTTAAGTAGATAGAAGTTTTCACCGTTAAACCAACCTTCGGTTGATATCTCTGTTCCTTGTACAACTTCTTGCATAATAAACTCAACGCCTTTAGTCGCGGCACCGAGCTTATCTAAGTAACGAAGCATATCTTCGGCATCCTTACTTACATAAGTAGCCGCTGTGTCATTGTCTTGACCGCCGCAAGGCTTAAACACATATCTCTTATTAGTCTTGCGTACGAAACGTTTAGCTTCATTGATATCATTAAAGGGTTCATAATCTGGAACGTTAATATCACATTCTTCCATAATCTGAACGCCAACTAAACGATCATCTTCGATCTCTGTATTAAAGTTTCCATCTCCTATAACTGGCGCATCTAAACTAGCTAGCTCCGCTATCTTAGGCTTACCAGTAAGATCGAATAAGATTAAATCATAATCTTTAAAGTTAGGTGTAGCTTTAAAAGGAGATGGGCAAAGTCCGTCCAGCGCATATATCGCTGGATCGCTAGCCTTGCCCACCCAATGAATATCTACCTTATGACCTTCATGCTGAAATCTCAAAGCGAACCAGTTGCCGTAGCCGCTATAAGTAACTATCAGAATTTTTGCCATAAGGTTAAAGGCTCCTTTAAAAGTGATACAGTCCTGAGTAATCTAATAATATTAGTAGCAGAATCATAAAGATAATGATTCCCAATATTATTAGTAAAGGTTGTGGGATAGTTACATTAGCTAGTGACATTAGCCATTTGATAGCGATAATGACAATAGCCATCACACAGACCAAAATTAAGAACCCTACCAGAAAGTGTATAGCGGAAAACTCAGAAATCAAAGCTAACGCTAACATAGGGTCTCCTTTTGTTAGTCTTTTTTATTACTCATCCAATCGGCACCCTTAGTTTTGGGTGGAACACCTTCGGTAGTGCCAGTATTAGTATTAGCTCCAGAACCACCTTCAATGCTGGTTGGTTTTCCGTAGCTAGACATTTCGTTATGTTCCACGCGCTTAATGTTAGCTTTTGATTCTTCAACTGTGTGAGTGTGTGGAGCTACCATTAGTATTTCTCCTTTTTCTCTTTCTTCTTTTTAACTGGCATCTTACTGCCAGCTTTCTTTGTAGAAGCTTTCATTGAGTATCCTTTTCATTTTTAAGTTGCGACCCAATTATACGACCCGGAATTCCTAACTTGCTAACAGCAAGCTTTGCTGCTGCCTTCCACTGACGGGAAGCTTTATCGTCATCTTCATCTAAAGTATATTTGACGCCTTTATAAATATGTGTAGGTAAGCCTATAAATATATCTTCGGCTGTACTAGCTAGTGGACCTTCTAAATATCCTCTCCCATAATTCCACATTCCAGCTCTAAAGAGAGATTGATATATTCCCATCCCACCAGCATGACCCAACGCATCAAAATATTCAGCAGTACCTTTTTTATCTCTAGCAAAAGGATCTTGCCCTTGTGCTCCTTGTTCGGCACTCTTTACTAATTCTCCTATCGCTGGAAACATAACCGATAATAATCCCAACGATTTAAGAGTTTGTCCCATACCACCTTCTTTAACAGAGTTCCATAAAACGTTACCTATAAATGATCCCTGTCTAAAGGCGTAATGTTTATATTGTGCCATTATCCTAGCAACACGAGATTCTTCCCATGCATAAGGAGTAGCTAATTCTGAACGCAAAAAGATTGTACGATTGGCACCATTAAACATTGCGTTCTTAATATCTTCGGGCGTCAGATTGAAACCCTTTTCTCCTAACTCACTAATATTAATACCAAGTTTTTGTAACGTGTAACGCGCCCATTTATCCCCGCCATCAAACTTAAGCTTCTCTGCTGCTTCATTAGCAGCGTGCTTCGCAGTTAGTGCAGCTAAAGTAATTTCTTGGCGGCGCACCCAGTTAAAGCCTGGATGGTGAAATAGAGTACGTGCTATTCCGCCACCTTTGGCATCTTCTTGAGCTTGATAATTAAACTCGTCAAATAAAGCTCCACTATCAATAACATCTTTAAAAAATAACTCTGCCTTATTCCCATACTTAGCAACTGCTCCACTATATTCAGACATAGCTTTTGCTGTGCTAGCAAAACTGTTATCCAATATAATATTCCCAACCTGTCCTACGTGTGGGATAGCTATTAATGGAGTATACATCCAACCCATCATAGCTTTTAAATTCTTCTCCACTTCTTTAGGTGGAGTATAAGTACTATGTCCGGTAATCCCAACATCAGCTAAACTTAAAGGCTTACCTTTAACATTAGATCCTATTAGACCCTGAACTTTAGTCTTACGCCAATAAGCAGCACCATCATGAAAATAAATATTCATAGCATCTGCTAAATTATTAGCACGAGCTAAACCTTCCTTCTTTCTAACAGTATCTACAAATTTAATAATTCCTTCATCATTCTTTCCGAGATATGCTTTTCGCGTATCATGAAATGCTTGCAGTCCGGCATCTTTATAGGCTATATGCTTAGGAACTCCGTTCTTAATTTTAAATTCAGCATTAGCTTGGGCGCTTCGTTTTACTTCCGGTTCAAAAGTTTTCTCTAAAAAATCTGCCATAACTTTACCAGTTTCAGATTTATTTAGTACAGCCTTCATACTTCTAACCCAGTTCTGTGCTCCTTCTTCTTTGGTTATAGATTTGAATCCCTTAATCAAATCTTCCCCTGCCATCTCAGCAGCGTCTTTTGCTAAAGTTCCGAAGCCACCCATTATTCTGTACCATGCCCTTCTAGCCTAAGTTCTGGTCCTTTTTTCGGAGGCTTAATTCTATTCTTTATAATGTTTTCAACTTCTTCATCTTTGAATCTAACAATTTGATTTGTTGTATAGCCAAGCTGCCTAAGATAATTCTCTGCGAAAGTTTTAAGCTGTCCCGAAGCTTCTCTAACACTAGAACCACTAGCACCTTTAGGTGGTACAGCGGGCTTACCCAAACTAACATTAACAGCTTGTAAGCGTTGTTCTGCTGATAAATCTTCAAACTTCTTACCGGGAAATAACTTTTCAACCGCACCTTTTAAATCTTGTTTATGTGTAGAAGAAGTTCTTTCTGTTTCCTTTTTCAGTTTTTCAGTTTGTTCTTTTGCTAATCTTTCTTCTTCTTCAACCGGACGTTGAGAAACTAACTTATCAGTTTGTTTCGCTAGTTCGTCTGCTGCTTGAGCTTTCTTTAGTAGCTCCTGCTCATGTGCAAATGGGCTTTGGCCGGGTAAAGAGTGCTGGCGCCAGTAACGAAATACTTCGTTATCATTTTTAATTCCAGCTTTGCTGGCGTTCTCAATATCTCCCCATACCTTATCCGAAGCCTTTATCAAATTAGGCAAACGCCCTTCATCTCCAGGGAACATAGTTTGAAGATGTTTAACTAAGTGATCGAACTCTCGGTTTCGGGCTTTAGATGGACCTAATTGTTTCTGTTCTGTCATTAGAACATTAAGATAGAAAAGAAACTTATGTCGCCGATCTTCAAACTGTATCTTATCTGGACCAAGCTTAACTTTAGTTAACTGTTCATCTATTCGCTTAGTCATGTTGCTTTCAAACTCTAAGCTCTTAGCTCGTGCAGCGCCGGGAGCTACTGTTCCACTTCCAGCTTTAGGCTGTCCCTGACGAGTAATAGATTCAACACGAGATTCACCTTCTAATTGTTTAGCCGCCCATTGTGCAGGATTATTAACTATAGCTTGATTAGCTTCTTTACGCGCAACACTATCTGCAATAGTCTGATGCGTAGCATCACCACTAATTTTCTCTAGTGATGTTAACAGTTTATTAAACTCAGGTAACGCCTCTCTCTGCCTAACTAAATCTTGCGCGCTTACAACTCCAGTTGCTGTTTTATCTAGCAGGCCAATATTCTGAGCAAGCTCTGGAGATTTGCTAGCAAGCTTATTTAAGACTTCAACTTGAGCATCTTTAGATAGCTTTCCAAAATTACCCTGCGTCATCTCCATCGCTGCTTTATAAACAGAAGCCGTCATCTTCTGCTTAGGGCTTCCACCCATAGCAACGCTAAATGGTGAAACGGCAGTTTCTGCTGCACCGCCAGCAGCTTTAACACCAGTGTCTGCTAAGACGGAGCTTATAAGTTTTCCGCCGCCCCATACAAACATCTTCCCAAATAATCTTGCAGCTTCTCCAAAACCAATAAATCCTAACGCACTCGCCTCTGGATCATCACCAGTGGCTTTGCCAATAAGATAGCCTTTAGCTCCATTATATACGGAACGTGAAGCTAATCCTTTAATACCAGTTGCTTCTTTAATATTTAGAAGTGAATCTAATCCTAATCCTTCATCCAATATTCCATCCGTAGCCATGAATACCGGAGTCTGAGCTACAACCTTACCAGTAATATGAAGGGCTTTATCCTTCATAGTATCCTGATAATAATTCTCTCCAGCATACTTAGAAGCTTTATAAAGTTCATCCAGCTTCATGCCGCTAAGTTGCGATAGCACGGGAACGTTAGGATTAGAATGACTGACCTCATAATGTTCCGGCGTCATTATAATTGGACCCATATGAGGACGGAGTTCGGCGTTTAAAAGTGCAACTCCTAAACCAGATTGCTCTTTTAAATTTTGAAACTTCTGTCTCGCAGAGTCATACATATCTCTGCCAGCTTTAGCTACATCAGTAACTCCCTCTGCAACGCTTAAAGCTACCTTATGTGAAGTATCTAGATAGTATTTAGAGAAGTCAGAATCTGGCTTCTGTTGCATCTGAAAGACGGTTCCCCGTCCATTCAGCCATTCTTTTAAATCCATCGAAGGAGAGCGTGGCTTTACATATCTATTAAAGAATAATGTTTCTAACGCTACCTTCTTTTTAGGATCGGCATCCTTATACATATCCGATCCTTCTAACATCCGAAGACTATTCTTCCAATCGTTATTACTTCCCGCGCTATCCCGACTTTCGGGCGCACGTACTAGTGCCGTAAAATTATCAATCAAGTGAGAGAAGAATCCCTCTTGATTATTGTTCGTCGTCGTTGTCGCTGGCGTCGTCGTCTGCTGATTTTGAGGCATCTTTAAATAGCTCCAAAGCTTGTGTATAGTCGTCTTGACTTAAGCCGGGGATACTATCCGCAGCACCAAGATCAATTCCCATCTTAGCTGCGGCAGCATTGGAAATAACTTTCTCGCTATTTTGCAAAGCATCCAATTGCTGTTGCAAGCCTTTAAGCGTAGTAACGTCTTTAGCAGCTTTAGCTGATGCTATTTTTTCTTTAATAACTTTAGTTTGTGCTTCTAAAGCTTTGATAGCATTTCCAACCGCTTTATCACCACCTGAACCACTAGCAGCATATCTTTTTTTAAGTTCATCAACTCTATCTTGTACACCTTGAAGTTGCTTATCTGCTCTATACTTCCAAGCATCAGCCATTATTTCTGTACGTTCTTTTGCTCCGGCTATTTGAAATAGCACTTTAACAATAGAAGCGGCATTTCTTCTGTCCGAAGTTTCTGCTAGCATCTTAGCTAGATCTTTTTTATTTTCTCTATCTAATCCATGCTGCAAAGCATTATTAGCTATCTTTTGTAAGTTAGCACTAAACGTTAACTGCTCACCAGCTTTAGGCAGAACGCCACTTTTAGTAAGCTGTTCTATAATCGCGGTACGTGGATCAGCTTGAATAGTCTGTGGCATTTGCCGCATCATAGCTTGAGCTTGTGGAGCTAAAGCTGTTTTGCCAGATTGAAAATCTTGTGTATCTTTAGCAAACGCTGCTTTAAGTGCGTCATGCGCTGGATTAGGTTTCTCCTTCTTTTTATCTTCTGCCATCGGATTCATATTCACGTCAAAAGCTTTAGCTAGTTCTTTTGACTTTTTAGGGTCCATAACAATCGAGTTGATAACGTCAGCATTATGCTTCATCATCTCCTGATTGCCGGTACTCTGGGCTTCATTATAACCCTTCATGGCAGTTGATAAAGTTTCAAAATCATGTTGTAGCTTCTGAACCTTCATCTGATAATGCTTATCTTCGGCTTTATCAATAACGTTTTTAACTGCGCCAAAGAGAGCTTTTTTATCATTGCGCTGTCGTTCTCCAACGCTACTAAATGGTCCCGTAGGAATACCACCACCAGGCATTTGTGTTGGTGGAAGCGGGACGTTAGGTTTAGCTGGCTCTGGTCCGGTAGTAAGTCCAGCATTAGGACCAAGCCTAGATTGTATAAGCGCCTGCACAAGTTGCATGGCGTGCTGGTGTTGGGCATCCTGATTAGGAAGCGTAGCTGTAGCACCTTGTTCTAAAATATCTGGCCCTTGTCCCGGTACTAACGTACCTTCATTCATAACTAAGCTCCTTTAAAAAGGAAATCCAACACTTTGATCGCCGGTAGGAAATCCTAACATTTCACCACTACCGCCACCACTACCACCATAAGGATCCCATACACGTCCACCGCTATTTTGCATAGAGGCTATAATCTGAGCAATAGCATCATTATTAGCCGCTGCTCCACCACCTCCGCCGCCGGGACTTAATCCAGTAAGATCAACTGAATTATTCTTTCCCATTATAGCATTGAGTGCTTGTGTAATACCACTAGCATCACCACTACCGGGCATAGGCATCATACCGCCGCCACCTTTACCACCGCCCAATATCTTACTAGCTCCAGCACCAATCAAAGTATTACCACCTAATCCACCCGTAAATGCATCTACCGCAGCTCCACCAAACATCTCTAATCCACCAACAACATCATTCATCCAGCTACCTTCATTAGCACGCTCATTCTGGATAGATGGTAGAACATTCTCTAGCAGTCCCAACTGTTCATGTTGAGCATTCTCAAATAACGAAGCTAGAGTTTGTTGTTGATTTAGCTGAACCTGAGATTCAAAATCTCCCATTCCTAAAGCGGCTGCGGAGCTAAAGCGCGCTCCAGCATCAGCGAAGCTAGATTGTATTCCAGCCTCTCCTCTTGCTATTCCAGGAGCTTGAGCATTTAGAAAAGCTGCTGCAACTTGGGGATTAAATAATCCCTGTGTTATCATATTGCCCAATAACTGCCCCGGCCCTTTACCATAAGCTTTGCCGAGATAATTATAAAGGTTCTGAGTACGACCGGGATCGTTAGTACTAAAGCCAGAATTTAATCCTGCTAGTCCGGCTCCCGTACCATAAGCTCCAATATTATAAGCTGGTCCAGTTTGACCATAAGCTGACATTGTTGGAAATGGGAGATTACTTCCCGGCGTCTTACTAAAATTTAGAAAGCCAGTATTCGCACCAGTAGGATTACCATATCCGCCGGGAACAGGTAAAGGGGCGTTGTTCGATGTAGGAAACGGCATTGTAGACATTAATATCTCCTTACGCGGAGCTTCATCTGACGCTCGTTATAATCTGACTGGCGTTGTTGCTGTGTCATACGTTCTACAATCAAACCCGGCATCTTCTTAGTAGGGCTTCCATAAATCTTCTGATGGAATAAAACTCCCACATCCAACATCCCAATATCATCACAAGCCTTTTCAGCCGCAGCATATTCTACGATATCCTGCCAATCATCCGGCATATAAATCTTCTGACTTCCTAAAACTTGAGCACCTTTAGGACTATTCTCATCTACTTCAGGAAATGGATGCTGCCGTTGATAACGCATATATGTAGCATAAGCTTGATCTGGATTATAGCCTACAAGTAAGTTACCCTGATTAGCTTGTTCCCCCACTTGTGAATATACCGAAGGTAGTCCGGGTATAACTGTAAGTGGATCTACAACCCTAGGCTGACGATACTTCATTATCTTACCCGTAGGGTTAGCAGAGCTATTACTATTAGTTGCACTAGTACTAAAGTAAACAAACCAACTCACAACAAACGTAGCATAACCATGTCCCGGTGTGATAAAGAAATCCCTTGGATATTCAGCTTGTCCTTGGACAAAGTTAATCGTCGGTCCAGTATGACGGAGTTCTTCAAACTCATAATTCTGTGTAATATCTATGATCGCTTTTTTAGCGTAAATAGGGATGACCTCATCAAGATCATCCCTTTGACGGAGCTTACGTCTAACACCCGGAATTAAGTCTTTAATGAACATTATTAGTCACCAAGGAACAATTCGTAAAGTGCGTTAGCTCCACTAGCATTTAGCACCAGTCCAGTGATTCCTGCACTTGGGGCAACGTTAGTATTAACCTGCCAGATTAGAAAAACTTCCCCCGGTCCAAGAGCGGGGCTGGATGCTTGACTTCCACCCGTTGGAGTAAATTTAACAACAATAAACAAAGAAGGATCGTTATTTTTTACGTAGACTTGGAACGCCTTCCCGTTCGGAATATCAATCGTATTATCACCAGAAGCCAATTTTGGAAATTGTTGTAACACTGCCGAGTTAGCATCGAAGGCTAAATTCCCCAAACCTCTGTTAATAGGAACATTACCAGTACTATCTTCGGTAGAAGTAATGGTAGCTGTTAAGGTGTTAGTAATGTTATCTGCCATAGCTTAAGCTCCTTAAAAGATGAAGAACGTTGCACTTACATTAGCTACATTACATTTTAAAAATATTTGCGTGTCCGTCCATGCTGTTCCACTAGCATAAAAGCTGCCAGCTTTATTCTGTTTGATAACATGTTGTCCAATCGGAATCCTATTTAAATTGTGCGTAAGCACAAACTGTGTATCAGCAGCTCCAGTATCAGATGTAGTAGCAAAAGCTCCATCTATATTATCGGTGCTTAATCCCGTAGCTAGATCACTACTCTGACGCCCATAACTTATGTTTCCACGCAAAGCCTTATAAATATCCTTTAAGACTTTAACATGATCCATAAGTATATGCTTAGGTTCAGCATCTAACTTCTGAATAGATGGTCGTCGTATCTTCATTAAATCTGATCCTTCTGATCCGCGTGTCCACACATAAGCATCCGAGTAATACACAAAGGCCCAGAACCCGGATTCCGAGATATAAATAATTGCGGACGTTCTCCATCAATCATTAAACTAACTTTCTTCGTATGTAGCTTACCATCGGGAAAATCTTTAATAAGCCTAAACTTTTTATCCACTATATTAGGAGGTCCAATTTTTACCCTTGCTGTGACCGTCTTAAAATAATCTTTATTCTCTATGTAAGCTTGAACACCTACAGTAAAGATAGCTGCTCCAATCTCACGATAAGTAATAACAACTTTATGTACCGAAACCTGTCTATTAACCATCACATCTTCAGCTTTAAACGTATAGAAGCAAGCTTCTTCGGTATCGTTATTGTTCGGATCAATAAAAGCGAGATATGTTTTTCCAAACGTTAAATCCGTTAAAGGCATCAATAGTTGGAAATTGGTTCCGTTTAATCCGCCCGTCGAAGTTAGTAATCCGGGTGATCCTTTAATCGTAGATTTACCAACTGGCGGCTTATATGGTCCTACTGGACCTTCTCCCCCACCGCTATCAATAGGACGGAGTTCAAGCTTCAGCTTGGCTAAACATTTTAATGGATTAAGTTCTCTCATATTATCTCGTTGCTACAAAGTTAGCTCTTGCTGTAACGGTTACGTTACGCTTAACCCATGAAACCCAAGAATCTTCTTCTACTGAATACATCCAAAACTGTGTATCATTCCCTATCGGGATAGCTAGCAAGTAAACTAAATAAGCATAGTTATTAGCCCAAAGGGGAAACATCGTACTCATGGGAGTAGAAGTAGCCATGCTTAGACTATTTAAGATCGAGTCTCTTGCGACCCCTCCCACGTTTTTAAAGCCGCCAACACTAATATTATAAACATCATCAGCACTAATAAACATGCCAATAGGTCCGTATCCAGAGATTGAGAAAGAAAACACGTTCCCAATACCACGCTCAGAAGCCCAAAGATGATTAAAATCAAAAGGTAAAATACCATCGCTTACTGCCGTCATCTCCGAAATACCATTCTGCCTGAATACAAATCCCGTCTTATCACCAATGGCGAGATATCCAGTAATGAAATCCGGTACTTCTAAAAAGTCATTATATCCTGCACCGATATTAACATTCGGGTCCCAAATAGAAGGTAATCCTGATGGACACCATCTTACACGTTGTAGAAAATTCTGTGCTCCACCTGTAGCAGTTCCTTCTACAGTTGAGAACATTAACATCCGTGAAGCTAGAATACCTAGAAAAAATCCACCAGAGGTAATCCCATTTGCCACATCAACAACGGCTGTCCCGTAGAAACCGTTTGATGGGGCTGGCGCTCCATTACATACCCAAATTGCAGCTTGTGAAGCAGCGGTATCTGTTGTATGGGTGCCGGGTGTTGTAGCCCACACTGGAGCAGTAGCTCCGGTAAATCCTGCTTGGATGACGACTTGTACATTACCATTAGAATCTATAATCCTAAAGTTGTTAAATACTCGTTGATTCTTAACCCACGGTACAGGCGTACCAACGGACGTTATACCATCCCACGCCCATAGATTGTTAGCACCGTTGGTCCAATAAAACTTATTAAGAAATATCTGACTCGCTACAGGTATATCCGGCCCCGGTTGTACTGGAAATACACCAACTAAATTCCAAGCTTTTTTAGGATTCTTTATGTAGTTAGGATTAAGTTGCCATAATCCTCTCCTACTAACCATCACCGTATGGGCAACGTTGTTGCCGTCAGTAAAGGTATCTACTACGTTAATCGGATAGTTATCTGGTGTTCCCAGAATACCAACACTCATCTTAGGACGTGTACGCAATTCACTCTGTTTAAGAATGAAGTTACTCATCCCAGGAGTATAATCTTCAGGGATCATATTTTCGGGCAGCTTATCGTGAACGCCCCGGTATGGTCCCTGAAAGGCTACTTCAAAATATCCGGATTCTGTTATTTGTGCAGGCATATTATTGTAATGTTAGTGTCATGTATTGAATTGTAAACTGAGCCGAATTGTTTGTATTCTTGTTATCTGCTATTACTGCCATATGTACGAGAGTAGATTGAGGAGGTAAAGTCGTTACTTGTCCTACCGTTCCTGCTGGTTGTCCACTTATATTAAAATCTACACCAGTAGTATGGTAAGACATTTCAAACAAAAGTGTGTCAGTAGTACCAGCAGTAGTACCTGTATCAGAACACTCCTGATTTACACTATCTACCCCAACACAAGCTTGCCAAGTTGTATCTGTACCTGCTGAATATCTAAAGCCTATAAACTTCTGATTCGGAGTATCTGTAGAAAATCCAGTAGTTCCTGAAATCGTATCAGCAAGTATAATCCAATATCTTACATTGGCAATGGTATTTAGTTTCAGTCTAACTGAATAACGATAAGTAGATCCTAACGAAAATCTCCCTGTTCCTGCCGCAGTTTGTGTATAAATAGTTGCTGCGGTTGCAGAAGTGCTTGCCGTTGATGAACCAGTAAATTTTAAGCCAAATCCTTCTGTAGCTGTAGGTGAAATATTACTTGGCGTACCAATAGTGTTTAGTGTAGTATTAGCTCCAGTACTTACAAAAGCAGCACTCCCACCATTAGAACCTTCTACCGCAAAAGCTACTTGTCGTGCAAAAGCAGAAACCGGAGTATATTTACTATTAAAACTATTTTGACCGAATCTCGGAACATCTCCCGGTTCAGCTTGTATTGTGGCAGCATACGGAAAAGAAGCTTCAAAATTAATATTTCCCGGTGTAGGACTAGTTATAACCATAGTTTCTTGTTGACTACCATAGCTATATCTTCCTGCAACTTGTTGTACAGGAGTACCATCTATTGCAAGAAAACTATATGGATATGATATCCCCCCTTGCCCAATTAGAAAAAGGGGAATAAATACCATGATACAAATGATAAACAACTTGTTATGCTTTGGCATTATGTCTCTCCTCAGTTTCTAATTAAGGTGCAAGTTGTAAAACAGAAGCTCTTACATCATAAGTTGGAGTGTTAGTAATACTAACATCCAACGTTATATTAGTACCGTCTTTAACATTAATCGGACTACTAACCATTGCATAACTTCCACTCCCCAATGAACTACAATCTGCGGCATCTGGTGATATAGTTTGGACGGTATTGCTAGTATCAGTAAATGTTACCGTCATTTGTGCAGTAGAAGTAGCACTAGCTACAGTACAGCTAAGTGCAACATTAACCTGTACCATTCTATCGCCAGCTATACTATTAATATTTTGTGCAGTTAATGCAGTTGTTCGTCCTGCACTTACAAAAGTAACCTTTTCTGGAACTTTAGTATCATCTACTCTCATCAAAACTGATCCATCACCAACATCAGTTAACGTCATCGCAGATGTAGAATCAGTATCTAGATCAATAGCATTAGTAATATGATTATCTATTTGTGAACCATTAATAGACCAATCTATTGTTTGTCCTTGATACATTTGATATCCTGCACCATCACTGAAAATAGTAACCATACTTCCAGCATTTATATTTACAGGATCAGGACTACCATCAATATTATGTCCATTAGGATCAACAACCCACGGTCCACTAATAGCAGGAACTGGTTTAACTTTAAGAATTATTTGCCATCCTAATGCTGGTACAGTTGCGGGAAGTGTAATAGTAAACGCAGAACCGTCAAGAAAGAAAGCTTTCTTATTATCACCAGACGTTGCCGTGTAATCACCAGTTTTAGTTGTGAAACTAATTGCTGATTGGCAAGTGACGCAAGTAATATTAGGCGAAGCTCCGCCAGAGCTAGCTAATGGTGAGCTAGCCGTTACAGCAGTAACCGGACCACTACCACCACCCGTAGGATCAGTAACGAAACCTATTAAATTAACGGTTAAGTTAGCCGATCCAACTGGCGTTATAGTAGTAACATTAACCCTAACGTAGTTAGCTACAAGAGAACTGGATAGAATATTTCCGTTCGCTGTACATGTTTGTGCGGCGATTATATCGCCAGCATTCCATGTAACACCATCAGCAGAACTATCCACCCTAACAGAACACGCTGAAAGCGTACCAGTAACATTCCATGTTAGATTATGAAATGCCGCTCCAGTACCTATAACATTACAACTTGTATTCGTACTACCACAATGCGCTCCGGTAGTAGTAATAAATCGAGTGGTAGCTTGATAGGCATAATTTTGAGCTTCACTCCGAGTAGCTACCGCTACAAGAAGAAGCAGCATAGCTAACGCTAATTTACGCATGAGTGAAACTCCTTAAGCGTGGTAAATTTTTACCGTACCATTCGTAATACCATTATTAGGAACTAACAATCCATCCACCGTCCATCCGGTATTACCCGTTCTAACAGTTTCAAGATCGCTAGCACCATTAAGAAATGCGAAATTTTTAGTGTTATATCGTGTAACGATAGCGGTATCAGTATCAGCGATATAATCAGCGAATTCTACCTGAAAAAGTCTATCTGCACCTTTCCAAACAACCAGATAGAAAACACCACCAACGCTAATAATATCCCCAGGACTATTACCATTACCACTAACAGCAGCTAGTCCAGCTACATCTGCCGCATCAATAAGCCAAGGATTGCCGGTAAAATCCATATTAGCTCCTTAAAAGTGATAGGCTCCTTTTTATTATCTACAGCTTACGGAGTTACGATCTGATAAGTTACTAGGATCTTTAGCGATCCCAAGCCAGCAAGAAATTCCGCAGAACCATCATTTCCCGCAAACAAAGCAACATTCTGCATATGAGTGAGGGTATCTGTTACATCAATCGGAGATGTACCATTTTCTTGTCTGCTTGCGGTGTTAAGCAAGATAGCTCCAAGATCAGCAGTCAATGCTACAGCGTTAGCAGTCGTACCTTGGAACAATTTAAGCGTAGCATTAGTGTTAGTAAATGCCGTGGTTAGGAATGTATAGATCAGTTCATATGAAAGCAACCTGATATATTTTCCTGCTCCCGGTGCAGCTACCAATTGCATTGGTGTAGCGCGCAAGGCTTTCAAATTGGTAGCAGTAAGACTAAATTCTTGTGTTGCTTGTTGAACAGAAGGAAACGTGCTTCCTGCTACACCAGCAGCAGCAGTTTGTCCGGTAGCTCCTGAATTTTGAGAACCAGAACCAAGTTGAATTACGTTGCCACTATCATCTAGTGACCATAATACCGTTCCATCTGATTCACGAGTAAATTGTTGAACTACGCTCATAGAGTCTCCTTAACCGAATACAAAGATTGGGAAAATAATATAATCAAAAGCATCCGTACCAGTGCCGGTAAAAGTAACTGTGTCAGTACTAACATTCGCAGCTACAGGATTAGTTGTGTGACTTGTTGCAATCGCACCCCATGCATATCCAGCATTATAAACTGCCGGTATGATAGTTATAGCTTTCGTTCCACCACTTAAAGCCGAAGATCCAACTTGAGCTTTTTGTACACCTAAAAGTTGAGGACTACTATCAGCACCATATATTAATGTGCCAATATTATTAACGTTAGCTATCTTAATCCAACCATTTTCATCACTACCAGTTACTTTAGTATATATGTCTCCATTGTCAGCATTAATATAAATGCTACCGGGATTAGCAATATAATTACCTTCGGGAGCACCAGAGTTAGAAATTAATCTAGCACCAGTGAATCCAAATTCTAAATCGTAATTAATTTTCCAACCTGGATTTTGACCCGCCATATATCCCCTTTAAACTGGTGGTGGTGAAGCTTCGCCTGCTGCTGCCATTACCATTATATTTACCGCTCTATCTTCGGTATCGTGATTAAATGCTGCTAAAAAGAATCCCGTACCATCACCATGAGTTTGTAGTGTACCTAAAGTTATTAAGCCATTTTGTGAAAAGTCTGCACGAATACCTAACGTAACCATCCAATTATCATTATCATATGGAGTAGGAAATGCGATATCTATAGTTGTACTATTTCCTGCGGATAATGTAAATGGTCCTCTTGAAAATGCTTGTATAACAGCACCCGCACTAGCACCTACTCCACTCCAACCAGTATTACCAGTTCCGGTGTTTTTAATGTAAAATGCAAATCCACCAACACCATCTAAGCAAAAATAAATACTACCAACAACTGCCGTAACAACACCTTCTGGACTTCCATTTCCCTGAGTTAGAGATAGTCCGTTAGGTAATATAATCTGTCCAGTATCATACAGAGTATATACCACTTCTTCGGTTTCATTATTTATATATTGCTGTATTATTCTAGGCATATTAGAATATTATATCATCATCCGTGCTACCGCCACCGGAGTAAGGTTCGATTAATTTTTCATTCGGTTCTAGCTCATGAGTCGGAATATCTAAAACTTCTGCAATATTCTGTTCACGCTGACCAATTAATGGATTACCTTTATTACCCTTATCCACGCAATCATAAACCTTACAAACTAATAATCCCCGTTGCCACTCTAAATCTTTAAATTGTATGCGCGATCCACAGCGCGAGCAATAGTGATAACTATCTTGATGAAAGCTTCTTCTTCCCCGGTACGCTACCGTGTTCACTATTGGCTGATTAGGCATAAATTTTAAAGGCTCCTTTTTATGAATGGTGTGCGATTATATAAAATGTGGGCATGGAAAAGGAGCCTAATCCGAAACCATGCCCTTCTGTTTGCTTAATCACGCCCTTACCCGTGAGGGAAAGCGTAACTAAGCAGCAGAACTTTGTTTACCAAAAACGTGATTTTGAGATTTAACTTCTGCAAGTTCTTGTGTTAGAAACCTACCCTGCCAAGAACAAGAACATTCGGCGTAATAGTTGTAAGTCAGTCCCTTTTGAGGTACAACCTTAACGCGATGGCGCCCATGATTAATCTCTAGAACATTATCTTTAAGTTGATCGTCGGTAGATGCGTGAGCTTCTTTAAGTTCCGCGTCTCGTCGTTTTAGCTCACTTACATCAAAATGTTCTTCATCATGCTTCTTCTTATCTGCTTCTGTTTTAGCAGCTTTACGTTCTTCGCCTTCTTTAAGATTAGCTACGCGAGCCTTATCAAGAAGATCTTGTTTAGCTTTATCTTCTTCACTCATCGTATCATTAGCATTAGCATCCGTGGCAGCTTGCCTACTAGCTTGTTCGTTTGCTTCTGCTTCGTTTAGGGCGTTGTTAGACTTCATTTCTGTAATGTTTCCCTGAGAAGGTTGTTTCAACATATCATCTAGTTTTCCCATCATTGTCTCCTTAAAAATTAGGCTCCTTTTTTCGCTCTGGCTGTTCGCCGGTTCCTCTTTCTTCTAATGTTTACGGACCATTAGAACCCCAAACCCCAAGCCAATGCGAAGCACCAGCAGCAAAACGCATCTTAGATTTTTGCTTCAGTGCATCGGTATCAAAGTCATCATCATAGTCCATGTCTGGCTTTTTCCGCCAGAGGAACTTAAGCTGATGCTGATCTTTTGCACAAACCGCAAACCACGCCGTATCACTGGTGAGATAATGGCCTACCATATATCCAAGATCTTCACCAAGCAAAGCGTTAATTTCGTTGGTCGCAGTTCCCGGTTTTCCCGGCGAACCCAAGAGTTCCCGAGCCAAGAATCTAAGTGCTGGTGGAATTACAAGGGCTTTAGGTTTAAGAACGATAGGCAGACCTACTCCGTCTACAATTCGTTCAAATTGGTTCGTCATAGCGATTACAGCAGCTAGTGACAAATCAACATCTACCGCTGGACGATTGGGAAAAGTTCCAGCAGCAGAAATCACGCCCGATAATCCAGGTGCGTAAGCGGTGGCAGTGGGTCCACCAAGCAGGGGATGTTGATTGTTAAAGAGTGAAACACCATCAATCGTTTTAACGGTTGAAAAACCGAGATTGAAAATGTTCCACGGAACCATTTCTTCCGTAAAACGTTGTGAACGAGCCAACGCTTTAGGAATCTGCTTAATAACGCCATACTGGTCATCTTCATAAAGTTCAAAAGATGCTCTTGCAGCTAGCGCATATGTTAGGGGAATATAACGCAGCGTTCCACCCTGAATAACTTGGGTGTACTGAACTGGTGTATTTTCCGGTTTATATGGCATCGGCGCTGTACCGGCAAATTCAACATCATCGGCATAAGCCGCCGTAATACTTTCCACATTGAAAATAGCCGGATACTCAAGATCGCGCTGATAAGTATCCAACCACTGATTAAACAGTTTATGGATACCGGGCGCCATCAGTTGAGCATACTGGCCGCGTACCATCGTCATAGGTTTAACATCCTTTGAATCAAATTTAATTACAGTAAAATAGGCTCCTTTTTGGTTATCAAGTTTATGCGTATTGCGAAGCAGCACGTACAAACTTAAAGAAAACGATTGCGTTTGGTACAAATCCCGTTACTGTTGAAACACCCACAACTTCTACCACCGTGTTAGTACCAACAGTGACTTTACCACCATCAACGTACCAATAAATCGGTGCGCTAAGATCAGCAGTAAGTCCATATTGTGTACCGATGGATGCCTGTGTTGGCGTAGCGCCCACGCTAGTACCCAAAGATGAGTTATCGAACATTGCGGCAAAAATCGTATCATCAATGGCCTTGTTGAATAGAATTTGGCCAGTGACAAAAGGAGCACCGCGTGGAATGTTAACAGCCGAAGTTTCATTTGGCACACTACCAAATGTAGTTCCAGTACCGGGGAAACCAACTCCAGTAAAAGCACCCGGAGCACCAAGACCGGAACTAGCAAGATTATGGGCATCTTCCATAGCAACGCCCGCAATACCAAGCGCAACGGTTGTACCGTCCCAAGCCTGAATAAGACCTGAACTTAGCATTACTGGCGTGCCAGCAAGAAAAGTTTGTGACAGTTTCTCATTGACGGAATCTGTATTATCGGTGTTACCCGAAATAGTTTCCACCACTGTAATAGGAGCATGATGTGCTAGAAATGCAGCCATCCTAAACCTCCGGGTTTAAATTTAACAACTAACGACCTTCAGCAAAATCTTTATCCTGATCGGCCATTTCCTTGGTAGAGGGAGCAAAAAATTCTACCGTATGTCCAGCTTTCTTTAGCTGATTCATCATATCCGAACCAACTTCGTTTTCAAGTGTACGTTGTGCTTGAGCAATAGCTTGTGGCTGCCAACGTCCTACTTGTTGAAGGGCGCGCTGAATATTCTTCTTATATACGCCCATCAAAACCAAAACATTAACTTTCATTAGTACCACGTCAAACCACTTAATTGTGCCATCTTCTTTCTTCAGATGGTCGCTAAACTGTCCAGCAATATCTTCAGGGGAAGCGTTTTCAAAACCTATCGCCTTAAACATGGCGTAGTTGCCACCTTCATAATTCTTATAATTTACCCAACGAAACCTCAAATTTCCATCCTTCGGAGTAACTTGAAGCATCGCTGGAACATCTAGACTCTTAGCATCAATAAAGTCCAGATTCATAACATCTGCTTCCGTAATCTTGGACATATCAATATTAGTAGCAGCTCTAACGCTAGGTCTGCGGTTAGAACTAGATTGATCCGAAGATGACGGAGGCGGAGTTATCTGCACATCCGGTTGAAAAGTATTCGCCGGTTGTTGACTAGCAAACCCTGCTTGCATACTTTCTTTGACTGTGTTTCCTGCTTTGGGCGTAATTTGGTCAAGTTTCTTTAGAACCTCTGCCGTTAGATTTTTAGAGCTTGGCTCTGCCATAGCTTCTTTAGCAAGTTGCGAAGCATCAGCTAATGCCGAATCTAAATCAGCGGGATTAGTAGTTTCGTTATTCTTTTTCAAAAGATCGTCAAGTTTAGACATATTTCAATCCCGCCTTTGAAGCTGCCCAATCAGCAGGAGTAATTCCTAATTTCCTAGCTGCGGCAAGTTCTGACTCTGTAAGATTATCTTCCGGTTTCCCTTGATTCTGTTGTTCTGGCCGGTTAATAACGGTAGTTCCGCCAGATTGAATCATATTATATTTACCTTCTTTCTTATTCGTGTCCGTGATAATTTCATCGAGATGTTTTCCACGAACAAGATTGTAAATATTATTGATTAGTTCATCTGGCTTTACTTTCTGCTCCGGTGCATATTTATCCCATACTTCTTTAATTTCAGCTTCAAACATTTTGAAGTGTGGGAGAGTTTGTTTTGCCATGTTATATGCAACATCAGCAGCGATACTAAGTGAATGACGGATAACTGGCGTCATCTGTTCACGCAACAAACTATTAACCGATCCTTGAGGATCTTCCATGAACTTAAGAGGATCAATCGTTAATGGCTCTTGACGATTAACACCGCCACCGCCATTATTAGAACGATTATTGGGGTCGTTATTTGGGTTATTATTTCCATTGTTGTCTCGACTTGATTGCAAGGTATTTTGCATCTCAGCAATACTATTCTGAATTGACTTCATAGTATTAGCTAGTTCCAAAACTTCAGTCTTAGACGCAGTACCTTCGCTAATAGTCTTAAGCTTGTCTGCAATTTCTTGCGTATTAAACCCAGCTTCTTTGAGTTTATCTACGACTTGTTCCTTACTCATTTCTCCCCACGCCATTTTCAATCTCCTAAAATTTTATTGTTCTTTCTCTTTGTAACCTTGAGCTTCAAGCTCCATAAGCTCTTTCTTGAGCTTATCATAGTTACCAGCTTGTTCATCTAGTTCCATAATATCTTTAAGCATATATAAACGGCCTCTAATAACGGCTGATACATCTCGCCCTTTTTCGTCCATGAAGTTATTAAGAAGTTGATTTTCTAAACTCTTAATACTTCCATTTATATAGTTCTTAAAGTGTTCCGCTTGTGGAACTGACATCCAAGCTTTAACTTCACCACGATGTTTAACTATTTCTCTATATGGGCCGTACAGATCCCAATTGTCTATCTGGTGTAAGCGGGTCCGCAGTTGTTGTGCCTTGAATGCTTTGCCCGGATTCAAGTTGGGGCGGTTGTCCGTTTGGTTTTGGTCCTTGTCCATTATTGGCTCCTTTTAGTTCATCGGTCAATTTTAGTTCAGGTTGCAATCTACTAATATCATCATGTCCAAAGTTACGAAGTAATCTTGACATAAGAGCACCCTGTGCTCCGATTACGCCAATTAAAAATTGCTTCATGAACTCAGGCATCTGAGGATTTCCAAGACCCTGTAAGATTTGTGCGATAGCACTATGATGACGCTGTAAAACTTGGGTAAGAAGCATATCATTCTGCTTCTCAAGCTCTTTATTAATACTAGCATTTGCTGCCCTGATAGGAAGATCTATTCTTTTTGCTTTAATATTTCTAAGAGCTTTTTCGATATATTGAGCTTGCTCACCAAAATATTCTAACCTATTACCAACGCCAAACTCGGCGTACTGCATGGCCGCTTTGCGGCCGATCTTAAGATGCATATAACGAAAATCTGTAATATTAACATTGACTCTACGATTTCCGCTTTGCAAAACGCTAAAAGTACCCATTGCAGATTGGATACCTTTTTTAGGATTAGCTACACCTCCGCCAGTTCCTGATGTAGCAGGATCATCAGTACCAGCTCTAGCTTTAGCTAGGGAGATTGTAAGACCTTCTTCTTCGATAGAAGTAGGATAGACTTGACCTAACTGATGAACACTAAATTCTTCAGCAGTTAGTGGAAGTACTGAACCGGGATAAATACCGATGTTAGCATCAATTTTATTATTACGACCAACAGTAAAGACGCTAGTATTCCCCAAACTACGATTATCGTTACGCTGATTATGGCCCGTAGTGACTTCTTCTTGATAGTACTTAAGCATTTCTGCAAAGCCGTAACCAAGAAGTCCGTCATCTGTATAACCTAATCTTCCGTATTCAAATGGTTCTTCGTTATCGGAGTAGAAGTTAAAGACAGCATTAAGCTTGAGGTCAGTTTCTTTGTGATATAAAAATATAATTCTCCACTTTGCGTCATTATGCCAAAACCAGAACCAACACTCATAGATATCCCATTCAGCTTGATACTCACCATAGGAACCTTGAAGATTCTTAGCTTGATCTTTTTGCTGTTGCTCATTAGATGGGCCTTGGCGAGAAGGATTATTTAGGAGCTTTTTCTTATCTTCTTCCGATAAATCAAACGCACCTTGATAAATCTTCTGCTCAACTTGCTGTTTCTTAAGCGTATATTTATGATACTTGAAGTTAGCTTTCTCCCATGTAGGTGCAGAAGGAGTAGCTCCCCAATCTTCGATAGGAACTTTTTCTGGTCTTGGACCATCATATTTAGTGTAATCTACTGCGGCAGGTAATCCACCATTAACTCCCGGTCCTGTTACTCTTTTTTCAATTTCAGTCTCCCAAGGCATCTTTACTAAGACTGAACCAAGCTGAACCATATCATTAGCAGCTAAACTTTCTACTCTATAAAGGTCTAACTCGTTAGGCTCTTGGCCCATCAAATTCATAAATTCTTCAAACGAGCTACGCTGTTTATCTCCGTTCTCACTATCCGGCCAGTCTCCTACAAGGTGAGATACCCACAAAGGCATAATCTCATATATCGTTCCGATGATTCTGGCTTTGAGAATATCTACATTTTCGCCGATTAATTGAATAACAACGTTAGAACATCCCGGCCAAGGAAAATCACGATCTTCTTGTTCGGGCAGTCCTTTATATAAGCGGCGGAGTTCTGGAACTTTAGAAGTATGAAATGTATCATAAGCCTGCTCTGTATCTTGCAGGTTCTGTTTCACAAACTTCTTAAGCTCAACATCAGCTTCCGTACCTAGTTCTACTTTAACTGGCGTAATTGTAGGCATTTTATTTAGGCTTCTCTATTATTTGAATATCAGTGTTCAGTTCCTTGGTTGCTTCTTCACTGGGGAGGACTGCCATCATCCCCTTTGTAAGAGATGACTTTCTAAAGAAAACAACCAAGGTAACTGAACTAACTACCATACCAGAACCTATTGAAACAGCCCACGACTTCGTGGAAACTAGGGAAGTGCCACATACAAAAAGAAAACTGGATATGGCACTAAACCCTAGCTGAAATAGAAATGTCATCCATGTTTGCACTTTCTTTGCTTTATATATTCCTATAATAAGCGAAGCTAGTGCATTCATGGGGTCCATTGATTATTTTCCGCCTTGATCGACCATAACCGGAGATGGTGCCAAACCTTTCAGAATGGCATAAACTCCAGCAATAGCAAGTCCCAAAGCAGGATGTGCGCTAAGCGCAACTTTGATTGGTCCATCAAACATACCAATCATTGTTAATGCTAGCGTCACAATCGTTGGAACCCATTTCTTCATAAATTGATCCACTTTCTTCTCCCCTTGTTCTGTATTCCTACCGCAGAACATGAGGGGGGAACTTAGTAACCCGCGCTATTTTTTGCACGGCGTAGAAACTTTTGCTTCTGAGACTTCAGAATATCATTGACTTCTGTATCCGTTAGGGCGTCCATGTTAAACGTTTGTACCGCATAACCCAAAACGTCTAAAACGTCTCGCGTTGGCGAGTAGGGATATTCAAGATATTCTTTAACAAATTGCTCGTGGCCGATTCTATTACAGTAAAACTCACCCCTACTAAACATAGGCTCAAGAGAATCAATTCTTTGAATCTTTGCATCTTTTGAATTATCCTTCTTGAACTCTTTAATCTCATTAAACGTCCACTTTCCGGCTTTCTTATTTAATTCAGAGATAACAGTAAAGTGATATTTAATCCACTTCTGTGCTCCTACTGTTTCCATCCAAGGATCTTTAATTTTCCATTTCTCACCAAACTTAAACATCTGCTGAACTAAATCTTCGTAAGAACTATTTTCCGCATACAGATCGAGTAAATACACTCTAAAAGGAATCTCAATAGTATAACCAAGTACAATAAGCGCGTGACGGGATCTACCTTCAGTACCAGCGTGATTAGGATCAAGTAACATAACACGCTGTAAATGGCTAGGAAATAAATTTTTGAGAACCTTCCCGTTTTTAACTTCATGTACTATCTGTACTCTCTTATCAGTTTTATCTACCGCTTGATAAGTGAAGTAGTTGAGATAACTATCCTTAAATTTAGTATCTCCAGGAGGAGTAGGACTATTAAGAAATTGGCAACTGAAAAAGTAAGAGCCAAGACGCGCCTTCCACCTATCGAGTTTCTTCCAGCTAAACTCATCTGGAAACAATATTTTACCAGCAGGGTGTTTGTCACAGCATCCACCAATAGCACTATGAGTAGTAATTCTAAAGTATGGTTCATTCTTTCTGATCCAGTAGTTTAAATCTTTGTAACTCCATCTATTACCGATAACTATCTCATCGTTATCAGCTTCTGGATCGTTTGGATCGCTATCAAAAGCTCCAACTAAAAGCTTATGATAATCAATCGTTCCCTGCATCGTTACTTCTGATTCTAAAGCTTCCTTACCCACTAAATCATCTTGAATAACCCTAGTATAATGTCGGCTTTGAAGGGCTGTACCGACCGATAGATAATCAAACGTTCCTTCTCCGTCAGTGGTCTTCCCAGATCTTTTGTGAGTCTTGGTAGTAACTGACCAATTACAACTCCCATCTGGTTTAATTTCTGGATACAGGTGCAAGAAGAATTGATTATTTTCATAATGATTATCTATTCTTACACCGAGCTTACCAATGTTCTCTTTATTTTCTGATACAAGTAAGGTTCTAGTATCCCTATCATGGGATTTATACATCCATTTAATCCACTCATCACTATAACCCAATGCTCGCATGAGCAATTCATCTTCGTACGTGAATGGCAGACCCCAAAATATAGGAGCTGATTCTGAACCGATAGTTGATTTAAAATGGTCACGTGGCCACTCTATAATCTCTTTAAGATGTTCTGACTCAAAAATCTCACAGAGTTCTCTGTGTAAATACTCTCTTAATCTGTTGCGCCTAAGTATAACCTTAGCAAAATAATAATGAGAACCGAAGCCATTAAGCCGATGAGCTTGGTATGCGGCTTTGGCCGATAATCCGGTTGGATCAATGAGCGTCCAATGTTGCGCCCAGCTTTTGGATAGCGTTGGGGCAAGATTATCTATCTCCCTTCCAAGTTCATCTAAAATTTCAGTCATGCTAGGTTAACTATTCTATCTCGTGGTTTAGGAACATCACCGGGCTTAATAGTCTGAATCTTATACTTCTGTTGAACTTTGTGTGCTTGATGCTTGTTAATATTATCAGCTGTTTTAGGAGTAAATCCATCGTGCTTTTTAGCTGAACCTCTTATATAAATATCAGGATTTTTTATATCATCACTCATAATCTATCCTAAAATTAAGGTCCATTTTTGGCCGCTTCCCGTTTTTTACGGGAGACGGGTTTTGCTTGATCCCTTGTCCCGCAACGACTGACGAACATATTACACTAATCTTATACTGGTGGAGAAGGTTATTAAGCTGCGGGCTTAATGGTCGTAGGATGTGGACCCGTCTCCCGAACTGAACCACAGAGCCTACACTTATTAAGTTTACGACTTTAATAACCTTCCCCATACTCGGGAGGTCGGTTCCAACTTTTTATTGCGTACTTTCACTAACCGGGGGAGAATCTATAGTTACTTCAGCCGCTGGCTGATTACTAGCTTTCGCTTTATGAAGCGCTGAAATTAGTTCGCTAGCAACTTCGTTATCTTTAGGCGTAGCCTTTTCGTCTTGTGATCCTGTAGGCAGACCAATTCTACTAACCTTGGCATGAACACCGTGCCGGTCAAGTAGTTCTTTAGAAGCTTCAAATTGTAATTTTTGGTCTACTCTCTGAGTAGCTAATCTTAGAAGGTTTTCTAAGGCGACGGGTACGGAGCGAGATAACATCTTCCGCTGATATTCAAAACTTAATTGTACGTCTTCGTCCGCTTGAGAAAGAACGCCTGAAAGGTATTCTTGCTGGATAACTTGGAATATCTTTGTCTTCTTTAAAAGGGAATAAGAAGTCTGACTCATTCCAATATGGGCAGCTATTTCTTTGTCCATCATACCTAAATTAAGCATCTGCAATCTGCAAGCAATTCTTATCTTGTCGATTGTCTTACTATGATGCTTGCCTTTGGCCGAGAACGACATTAGATCTTATCCCCTTTTATATTACTCTTGGCGTTGCTTTGGTATCTCAACTCTCCGGATGATCCATTTATTTTAATCAGCAGCATTTAACTCTTGCTGCGCATCTTGCACCTCCAAAGTTATATTACCATCTTCATTCTGCTTAGTAATAACTTGTGGATGCCACTTCGAGAAATGTTCGTAAAGGGCGCTAACTACGTTACGCTTCGCTATATTAATATCCGGTTTTACTACGTCCGAATCCAATCCCTTTGGTAGAACGTCGGTAGTTTTTTTCCGGGTTTTCCTAACATAATGCCGCATATCGTGTAGCACCCTTTATGAACACTGACCCAATCTCACTTTAAGCCAGCCTGCTTAACCTGAGAGGGTACAACTTTGTAATAAGTATGGGCGTTTACTTATGATAGCGCAAGCTTAATGTTACTAAAGTTTCACTTCGTTTTCTTCACTTTACAGCATAGCTGTGTACATAGTGTAAGCTTCAGTGTAAACTGGTGACACCCTTTCATCTTATTATTACTCTGCTTCGCAATTATCATGATTAGTATTGTTAGCGTAGCTAAGATTAATGATGTATGTATACATAGTGATATAAAATCAGAAAATTATAAAAAATTAGTTAGGTTATCCCCCAGTCGAGTAAAATTTTCACGCTATATAAGCCCCGGCCTTTGTTTTCATAGAGATAGGATCTCCCTTGCGAGTAGATTATACACGCTAGCGAGTAAGATTTACCACATACTTTAAGCTTATGTGTATGATTCTAAAGGACTTAAGGTTTGGCAAGCGCCTTGCTATAGTAAGGGTGCGGATTTGGTTCCGCGAGAAAAAATTCGGGCTGCAATATAATGGGCCGGAGTAGTGTGTGCCTCAGTGCATGTAGACGGCTATTACCGTCGAAGGTAACCGGGCGTGTCACACGATACAGCGAACGCGCTACTCTAATACCGATCATACTACGGATTAGTATACCACTGATATCTTCCGCATCTTGCGCCTAGATTCTATATCCGAAAGGGATAAAATCATGGCAGACTTGAACGGTAAGACTCCTGAACAGATTGCAGCGGAGATTATGGAAGCCGCGAACAAACCTGTTCTAATCGAGATCAACGGAGTTGCTGGCCAGAATCTTGTTACGCTGCTGAAATACAAGCACGCGAAACAGATTTACAGCAAGGGCGAAAAGTGGTTCAACGATAATCTTGAGTTTCTCAAAACTCAGCTCATCGAAGCCACAATCGAATCTCAGTACGATCAACGCAAGAAACAAGATGCTGCACAGGATGAGAAGGATAAGAGGGATTATGTTAATCTTCTCATCTCACGCGGTGTCAACCGTTTTACTGCAATGGAGATGGCTGGTCTTATCTCCAAAGCAGACGTGGAAGCCGCACAGAAGTTGGAAGCCGAGCAGAAGAAAAAGCAGGAAGCTCTGGCAAAGAAGTAAAACAATCAAACCAACTAGGCGCAAAATGGGGAGGATATCAATATGGCGCTATTAACACCTAGCGGCAAAATCATATTCGGCCGTCAGCGTAATGCTAACGCGGATATGACGGGCATCAAAGCTGCTAAAAAGCCCAAGTTTATCTTCGACAGGTCAAAAGAAGAAAAACGTGAGCTTAATCGGCTAGCGAGATTAGAAGCTAAATTACGTATGCGGAAAGATATTGATAAATTAATAGGGAGATAACAATCTCCCACGCCTTATTTTTTGGATTGCATCGCGGTTCAAAGATGCTCCCCCTTTTATTTTTGTACGGAAGTTCGTTAGAATCAGTAATTTACAAAAGGGAGAGAGATGAAACTCGAATGCCACCCCCTACCGGGTTATGGTTATTTTTTTTTTTTTTTTTTTTTTTTTTTTAAAATAT